TTACCGTCAATCCCATCTAAAACGTCTGATTTAACTAACGACTCTGGATATTTGACTAATGCTACATTACCGTCAATCCCATCTAAAACGTCTGATTTAACTAACGACTCCGGATATTTGACTAATTCAGATCTAATGGGTCAATCCATGACGCTTTCTGAAGTAGACGAAGCTGTTCAGGCTGCTCTGCAATAGGAGGTGATCACATGAGAAGAGCAACCACACCAAATATTGAGATTAGTATAGATCAGGATTTAAGAGGTTACTGGTACAGAGTCACTTTTAAGCAAAATGGTACTACGATAATAAAAGATCAAAACGATTGTATTTTATCGGATGACGGAAAGACCATATCTATTGAATTGACTCAAGAAGAGACTTTAAGATTTTCTGACTCGTTTAATATACAAGTTCAAGTTCGTTTCGGTAAAGATAATAAAGTATGTGCAACCGATATAGCTTATACTAAAATTGGCAAAATACTTGATGAGGAGGTGATTCGATGAGTGTTCGAATAAATCTCCGTACCGATAAAGATACTAGTCTCAAATTAAAATCTGATTCGGTTAATATGCCAGGGAACGTTATAGTCGAATCGACAGACTATAACCTTCTGGAAAACAAACCGTCTATTGAGGGAAATGAACTTATTGGTAATAAGACGTTAGATGAGTTAGGTATAAATGCTGAATCTCTTAACGTCACTGCGGAATCTTTAGGGATAACTGCCGATTCTCTTGGCGTAACCGCTGAGAGTCTTGGCATAACTCCCGAATCCATTGGAATGGAAACAGCTGACACCTATTCTATTTATTCGCTGTTTCATTCATAGGCCGTCAAATCAATGAAAGGATTTATCATGGCTACTGACTATAAAAATCTTATTGATATTAATGGTTTAACTACATTTAAGCAGGAAGCAGATAAGCTTTATTCAACTAAGGCTGATAACGCTGGTCTTGCTACTCGAATCAAGGCACTTGAGGATGATAACTCTGACGCTAATACTATCGAGGTTGTTAAGGTAAATAATGTTGCTCTTACTCCCGATGCACAGAAAGCAGTCAATGTTCAGGTTCCTACTGCTGTAACCGATCTTTCTGATGCAGGTAACTATGCTCTTAAGACCGATCTTCCCGATAGCTTGTCCGATCTTACTAATGATAATAACACTGTAACCGATGCAAATTATGTTCACACTGACAATAATTTCACCAATGCTCTTCTCTCTAAGCTCAATGGCATTGAAGATGGCGCTGATGCCAATGATCTTGAGACTGTGAAGGTTAACGGTGTTGCCCAGACTGTTACTGGAAAGGCAGTTGATATTACCGTAGCCGAGGGTACTGCTAATGGCACTATAAAGGTCGCTGGTACGGATATCCCAGTTCACGGTCTTGGCTCGGCTGCTTATGCTGACGCTGGCGATCTTGGCGATGACAATGTAATCGAGACTGTTAAGGTCAATGGCACGGCTCTTACACCTGATTCCAATAAGGCAGTTAATGTTCAGGTTCCTACTGCTGTAACTGATCTTTCTGATGCAGGTAACTACGCTCTCAAGTCTCAGCTCGGTACCGCTGCTGCAGCCAATAAAGAGACTGCGCTGACCAATGGTAGTAATCTTCCGACTGGAGCTGCTGTAAAGACTTTTGTTGAGGGAAAGGGCTATCAGACGGCTGCTGATGTAAATAGTATTCTTAGCACCGGGCAGTATGCTACTCAGTCGTATGTTACCACGGCTATTGGTAATGCCAACCATCTGCAGTCTGTGTTGGTAAATACTCTTCCTGCTAGCGGCGAGACTAACAACCTTTATCTTGTTCCTGATGACGGTGGCAAGAACAACAAGGATATGTATATTTGGGATGCTACTAATAGTCAGTTTGTACTGGTTGGTAATACCGAGGTTGATCTTACTGGTTATGTAGTCGAGTCTCAGTTCTCGGTAGCAACTACCGCTCAGATTCAAGCACTGTTTGCAGCTTAATAGAAAGGTAATACATGCCTACCCCGATGATTGCGGAGGATGTCATTACGATTCCTAGACTTCGCGAATTTCTTGCGGGGTGCGATAATCGGTATGCAAATCCTTCGGATATAAAAAGCTATGGCTTGTCTATATCAAATCATACTATATCGATCGTTGAAGGGGGCGGTAGCCAAAGTGTTACTGTCCCCGACTCTGATACCACGTATCGATCAATGACTAATAATGAGATAGATGCGGCCGTGTCAGCTGCACTGTCATGAGAGGAGATGATTACACATGCCTTTTCTTGATGAAGATGGCGTAACACGGCTAACAGAAGATTACTTAGATATTTTTGCATTAAAGAATAGTCTTGATGCCACTAAACTGGTTGGTACTGTTCCTTCAGCTAATCTTCCATCATATGTTGATGATGTTCTTGAGTATAACGGAACTGCTAACTTCCCTGCCACTGGCGAGTCTGGTAAGATTTATGTCGATACCACAGACAACAACACTTATCGCTGGACTGGCAGTGCTTACGTCAGCATATCTAATCCTCTAGACTATGCTACACAAAATGAAGCTGAGGCTGGAAGTAATAACATCAAGGTTATGACACCCCTTAGAAGTGCTCAGCAGTTAGCAGCTAAGACCGATTCATCGTTGTCTAGTTCATCCAATAATCCAGTAAGGAATAGTGCTATTAAGCAGGCTCTTGATACCAAACTTGATATTGATGACTATCGAGAGGGTATGACCTGGGGTGAGCTTGAGGGAGCTATAACATGGGGTGACCTTGAGCATGATTTGTCTGATAATGGGACTACTTATACTGAGAACTATAATCTCATCAAACCTGGTCTAAATTCTGATGCTGGTATCGGGCCTATTAACGTTAACATGGATTTGCTGGATGATATTTTAGCAGATAAATTAGACGATGCAGATTATCGTAAAGTAATGACCTGGGGTGAAGTAGGCGATAAGTATAACTGGGGTGTTCTTGGTAGTACGTCTCAGACTACCGGCTCGACTCAGACTAATTTACTTGGTTTAACGAAGCCTGGTAATAACTCTACGGTAGATGTGAGTGTACTGAACGACAATTATGATAGTATCGATAAAGCTATCAAGGGAACCCAGCTTAGTATTGCTACTGTGGAAAGTCATATAGCCAAAAGTAATCATGCGGTAGGTACATATCTTATATTAGATAGCCTTTTATATAAAGTCACTACAGCAATTGCCGCAGGCGAAGCTATTACTCCGGGCTCTAATGTTACTGTAACCACTATTGAGGCTGCTTTAGACTATTTAAATTCGTTGTTTATACAGCATGCTAATTTGTTTCAATCAACAATAGGAACCGTGAAAGTCTCACCCAGATTTAATGGATATACTGAAATAATGACCGGCACCAGATTTGTATATGTATTTGACGCAACCGGTATGTGGTTATGGGATAACGCTACATCTTCTTCTCCAATGGCTATAAAGGCTGTACAACAAGTAACAAAGAAGATATCTACTGATAGTAATGGGAATGCTGATTTAGGTATTAGTACATCTATCGCTCATACCGTTTTGAATGTTAGAAATCCTAATGGTACTACTAATGTAAATGGTGGATGGATTTGCTATACTTGGGGGAATAACTGGTTTGCTCGTCTTGTACCAAGTATATCAGGCGCATCTAATGCTAACGTTACTGCTAATGTAGTAATTACATACATGCCTAAGTAACATTGATATTTTAAAAGGATTGTCAGTACTAAGGTTAATACGTATAATTCTAATCAAGGAGAACCTATGAGCTATCAATCTGATAATTTGGATCTTGAAATATTGGAAGAGGGTGACCCGGCGGATCTTACCACTGTTAGTGATAATTTTGATAAGATTGATGCAGTGGTCGGGGACGTAGCTACCATAGAAACCTCTCCTACTAAATCTTCCCACGCTGCTGGGGAGTTTCTTCTCTATGAGGGACGACTGTATAAAGTTACAGCTGATATCTCAGCAGGCGGATCATTGACATTGGGAACGAATGTATCCGCTGCGAAGATTGGGGATGAACTTAAGTCGCTTAAAAATTTGGTTGAAAACGTATGGCGCGATAGCGGAGATATAACTAACTTTAACTCGTTTAACAGTTTCGGAATTCATTCATGGAATCCTGATACGTACGCTAGGCCTAATTCTACTTATGGGGTAGCTATTACATTTACGCACGGTGCATTTGGAGGTAACTACTCTTGGATATTTCAATTAGCATTCGGAACCGATAATAAAATATATTTGAGATCATCGATCAACAATGGTGGATGGACTAATTGGATAACTTTGCATTAATCTTAATATCCTCGAACAGAAAAACGAAGTAAAAAATGAGTCGGATTGTACAGATTTTCATTCTAGCTAGTATACCAATACTGGCTTTCTTTCTAACTTCAATTATTTTCTTCATAGCTCGGTTTTATGTTTCAAATCGTGAAATAGATGAAAAGCACGATAAGTGCAAAAAGAATTAAGCTACATGATATTTAGAAAGGAAAAAATCATGTATATTGTAATCGAGATGCAGAACGGCGTCATCGGAAACAACGCTTGGGCTTATCCTACGAGGGCTGATGCTGAGGTTAAGCTCTATCAGGTTCTCTCGGAGGTTGTCAAGTCTTCTGTCGAGGTTCATACGGTGATGCTGGTTACTGATGAGGGCTTTGTTCTGGATACCAAGTGCTATAAGCATGAGCCCGAGCCGGAGCCTGAACCCACTCCTGAGCCGGAGCCTGAGCCAGAAGGCGAGACAGAGGATATTCCTGAGTAAATCACGATAACTCCAATACTTGTTAGTACAAGGAGGTGATTATGAGTAACACTGAAAATTTAGGTCTTAAGATTCCTACTCTTGCAGAGAAAAACATCCATACCACCTATGTCAATAACAATAGTATTATTGATGAAGCATATGGTCAGTATTTGGAGGATGCGGAAACCGCTCAAGAGAACATTGCTATGATTGAGAGCTCTACAGCTAAAAGCAATCATGCCATAGGAACATATTTCATGTTGGACAATGTCCTTCATAAGGCTACTTCAGCTATTGCTTCGGGTGAGACGATTGTGTCGGGATCGAATGCTACGCCTATAACCCTTGCAGAGGTTTTGACTTCTTTGAATACTGATATTACTGAGGCTCTAATTAATGCAAATAGTATGGCTACTTCAGCTAGAACTATTGCTAGTTCGGCTAAAACTACTGCTAGTACAGCAAATATTAATGCTAATACAGCAATTACAAGATTAGATAATTGTACTGTTGGATATACATTAGTAGATACACTGTCGGGTGTCACTCAACTTACTCATGCAGGATTATATCATTTCAACTCTTGTAATAATATTTGTTCCGAATTTACAGATTATGGTACTGGCGATTTTATGGGTTTATTGATGTCAAACAATTTTTATGCGAATAATGCCGGTTGCCGATACGGGACACTTATAATGACTTCTCCTCGATGGGGTTATCGTATATGGATAATTCGCATATGGGATGGAGCATTTAATAGTGCTAAAATGCTCGGGAGTTAATATAGTCACAAGAAAGGAGCCATTATGGATCCTATGTATTCGGTGGTCAAGATTATGGCCGTTCCGAATGAGGGTAAACCCGAGATTACGGAGGGCGCATAGTGGGCGAATTAGACCCAATAGTGATGCAGGTTGTGATTAGTGGACTTTTTGAAGTTATTGCTTTACCCATAGCAATATTCGTATTAGAGAAACTTATTGGGGCACGACTTGATAAGTTTGATCGCAAACGTGATGAAGCGCGTCATGTTCAGGCAGAGACTGCTCGCAAGGCTGTCGAACAGCGTGAAGCAGAGAGAACGATCATTCTTGCTATGTGTCGTACTATGTTGCTCAATAATTACGAAAAATGTGTTGCTAAAGGCTGTTATACAGTTGACGAGCGAGAAGTCTATCACAAACTGTATGAGGCGTATAAGAATGACGGTGGCAACTCGGTTATAGACGAGATAGCTCCTCGTATTCGTAGGCTTCCCCTTGAGCCACCGAAAAATAAGCCTACTGAAAAATAAGTAGGAAATCTCCATTCTTTGTTAAATACGGGCAATATGACACAGACTCTGTTGCCCGTATTTTTTCTTTTACTATTCACCAATTAGAAAGGAGTCCTACAATGAACAAGGATCCGCCTGAAACTAAAGTCCAGAAAATGGTTCGAAGAGCTGAAGAAATTGCTGCAGATCAACAATATGGATATTCTCAGAAACCGCCATCAGGACGATGGGGTCCGGATTTCGACTGCTCTTCACTAATGTATTACATAGCAAACTATGCTGGATATTCTGTCGGTATCGGAAGGGATAAGGTGAGGTTTACGGGTACTATGTTAAAAGACTTTGAAAAAGCAGGTTTCCAAATCCTTCCCTTCGCAAACGTTGGAATTTCAGATCTTAAAATTGGTGATATTCTTCTTAATCTAGCTCTCCATGCAGAAGTTTACGTAGGTGATGGGCAAAGCATAGGCGCTTTATCCAGTGAAACCGGCGAATATGTTGGAGAATCTGGTGATCAAACAGATCACGAAATAGAAAAGCATCCAGTTATAACTTTTGATAAAGGGTGGGATTATGTTCTCAGACCTCCTGATGATAACGATGAAGATTACGAAGATGTAGAGGAAGAAGGTGAAGAAGAGATGGCTATGAATTATGGACCTGTTAACCCGATGTCCACTCAACCATGGCAGAATCAACAACAGCCTTGGAACCAAAACATGGGATATTCTCAAGGCAATATGCCTCAACAGGGCATGAATGGTTACCAAATGCCCAACAGTCATATGGGTGGAGCTCAAGGTTATCAGGGAATGAACGGATATCCTCAGGGTAATTTAGGCCAAATGAATGGATATTCTCAAGCTAATGCCGGATATCCTCAAAGTAATAATATGATGCCCATGGGCCCTCAAGGTATGGATTCTGATCTGTGCTTTGTCATGGGTATCGAAGGAGCTAAAAATCTAAAAGGAATGCCTAATACTAGGAAGGCTGTGTTTGATGAAGACAAGCCTATTATGTATGTAGTAAGCTTCGATCATCAAGGAAACGTTAATAACCTCAATGTCTATCAATTTGAAGAGTGCTCGGAAGAGATGCCTCAACATTTGTCACCTCTTATGAACAATAATATGACTCAACCAATGCAAATGGGTGAGTATGTTACTCGTTCAGAACTTGAGGAGCTTAAGGAGATGATCGGTGATGCCAAATCCTCTAAACAACCGAATGGGTCAAGGAATGGGCAGCAATCAGGTTCCAAACTCAATGCCCGGACCAACTAACCCTCAAATGAACCAAAGTGGAGGACCTGGTGGATTGATTCAACAAATGATATTTAATCGTATGTATAATTCAAATCCACAATTTAGAGAGTTTGCTGATTCAATGAGGGGTAAAACCCCAGAGCAAGCTTTCCAAGAGCGAGGGTTGGATTATTCTCAATTTCAGAATATTAACCCCGCTCAAATAAAAAACATGTTAGGTTTCTAACAATACTAGAGAGGAACAGTCATGGGCGAGAATGGTGTTTTAGGCGGTGGAGGAATGTCTCCTGCTGATATGGCCGCAGTTCTTGGTGGAAATCACGGCTACGGCTATAACGATGGTTGGGGTGGTAATAACTCCTTCTGGATTGTAATTCTATTCCTCGCCATGATGTGGGGTGGCAACGGTTTTGGTGGCTGGGGTAATAACGGCTTCCAAAATGCCATCGGTTATGAGAATCTCGCCACTTCTAATGAGGTTCAGCGTGGGTTCGATAATCAGAATTCTATGGCTAACGAGCGTGAGATTCTTGCCTCGATTAACAGCAATGCTCTTCAGGGTATGCAGAATGCTAATCAGAATACTCAGTATGTAACTGGCATGCTTAATGATAAGTATAACGAACTCCAGCGCGACATTGCCGGAGTTGCAATGCAGCAACAGCAGGCTATGGCTCAGCAATCGCAGTGCTGCTGCGAGACGAAGATGCTCATCTCCGAGACGGCAGCCAATCAGCGCTACGAGTCCGCTATGCAGAACAACGCGATCCTTCAGGCGATTCAGGCTGAGGGTAATATGACTAGGCAGATGTATCAGCAAGATAAGATCGATGGTCTGCAGCAGAAGGTTCAGACTCTTGAGATGCAGAATGCCATGGCTGGTGTAGTGCGGTATCCCATGAGTACTGCATATAATGCTGGCTTCAATCCATTCTGCAATTGCGGAAACAACTGTCTGGGTATGGTAGCCTAATTTTTTATTAAAATGACAAGGTAAATGGTCTGGTTTAAAGTGCTTAAAACCCATCCGTGTGGACTAGGCCATTTGCCTCGTTTTTTTATATTTTGGGAAAATGCGTAAATTGCGGATGCCAATAAAGATAGACGTTCTCGCAAGACGTCTGGAGTGTGGCGGCTACTCGGCAGTCCCAAAAATATAGTACATTTTTACACCTCCTTTAATGATAGGACTATGTGAGTCCTACGGAACAAAGGAGGAAGCATGAAACCTTGGTATGCTATGAGCGAAAGTGTGCGAGGAATTCCGATGACTAGGTTTGTGGCTAGCTGGTACATTGGTGGCGGTTATCAAAATATTCATCAAGTAAGGAAATGGCTCAAGTCATTGATAATTGACGGAGAGCAACTTACTGATGAAGAAATCGAAGTAATCGCCCAGTGTATCGTTAACGGCAAGCTTGAACTGGAATCCTCAGCAAAACGTTTTCTTGCAAAGTAGCACCATTAGAGGGTTGAAATACACCCTCTTTTGTTTTTTATATTCATACTATGAAAGGAGACATCAATGTCTAGCGTTGGTCTATCTACTCCGTGGGTTAGCGAAGCTCGTAAGATTTATGCACTGTTCAATCGAGATCCGGAGATTGATATCGTCTACGATGATGACAATACAGAAGTCAAACTCTATGTGAATAATCCCATTAAAGCTACTGCTATGGCTAGTGTACTTCCTACTGAGAAGTCTTTTGGTAATGTTACATTGAAAATTACGATTATTCCAAGCAATGATGAAGGCTCGACCATTGATATTATTCGTCAGGTATTTGCGGGTAATCCTATTGTTACTGATATTATCGTCGATGATAGTCCTACGCAAGTCGGATTCAACCATGTATTGTTCGAGAATAATGTCGTTCAATATTTCAACGATTGTTTGAACGATCCGTTTGGTCTTGAGACTACACTCTACGAGAATCTAGCCCGTGATGTGCTGATTAATACTGACGGCGTATTCTTCAACACTGATGGTGACGAGGACTTTGAAATTTGGCCTTAGCGACAATGAGGTATCTTGGTCTCCTTTTATAGTATTATTCTTATTGTCCGCGTTATATTTATGGACTTCGATCTATCCATAAATAAAAAATATTTTTCAGATCGAAAAAATCCCCGGGTGGAAAAATCAAAACTCGATTTTGGAGGTAATAAAAGTGCTTGTTTTATCGAATACTAACGAACAAACTCTGGCTCCTGGTCAGTCTTGCACTTTTGATACTGTGATATTGCATACCGGATGCGGTGAATGTTATCGTCCTAATTCTGGAGCAGTCGGTCTTCGTGCTAAAAATGGTATTTATGAAGTTTCGTATGGCGCTAATATAGGGACGGCAACTGCTGGAGAATCCGCACAGTTGGCTATAAATGTTGACGCCTCCCCCTTGCTCGAAACAACTATGATATCTACTTCATCAGCGGCAGGAGACTTAAATAAGGTATCGGCTATGACCGCTGTAAGGACTTGCTGCTGTGGGATGAATAGCATAACAATTGTGAACACTGGCACTACTACCGTAACGATCGATGCACATGATTGCCTCTACATAAAGCGAGTAGCCTAGCAGATGGTTATTAATGTGCATGGCTATATGGATAAAGTAAATTAGAATACTGATAGAGGTCTTGTATTGAATCATTTCTTTACAAGACCTCTTTATATTTACGAAAGGAGATTAGCTATGAGTTATATTTCTAACGATTCGAATGGGTATGATGTTATTTTTAATCCGAGACATTACACTGAGGGTCGTAAATATGAACCTAGAAAAGTGATCGAAGATTGGAAATTGAATTTTTATCTGGGAAATGCTCTAAAATATATTGCTAGAGCAGGTCGAAAAGATAGTGCTATAGAAGATCTGAATAAAGCGAAAAAATATATTGATTTCGAAATAGAGCGTATTAGTAACAGCATTAGTAACACACCTAACTCAAACGATAATTATGATAATGTTGTAGTAGGCATTGAGGCATTCGACAACCCGTATGGGGCATCTGTACGACTTCTGTAGACACTATTGGAGGTAATGATTATATGACTAACCTATATCGCAGGAAGCCAGTGGTTGTTCATGCACGGAAAGTTACGACACCTACTACAATAAATATAGGAGGTTCTCCTGTTCTAATTAAACCGGGACATTACATTATATTGGACGATTATGGTCTATGTTCTGTATGTCCTGAAGAGATTTTCGAAGAAGAATATGATCTTATACCTGATGAATGGACTCCTACAATTATATAAGGGGAACTTATATGAAAAAATGTGCTGTATACACAGGATCTAGAAACATTTATGAAGATATGTTAATGTCTGCTAAGTCATTGATAGCTAATAGCGACGTTAATCAAATCTATTTTCTAATCGAGGATGATATTTTTCCATATGAGCTCCCAGAAACTGAAGAAGTAACCTTTACTGTAATGAATGTCAGTAATCAACGCTTTTTTCCGTTTTACGGTCCTAATATGGCTACTAAATTCACGTATTTCGCTATGCTACGCGGTGCCTTACCTAAGATATTTTCAGAATATGATAGAATCTTGTCTCTAGATTGTGATACGATATGCAATAGAGATGTTTCACATATCTGGGAACTTCCTATTGACGATTATTATTTTGCAGCTGCGATAGAACCTGCTAGATGTACTGGCGGTCTGATGTACACTAACGCTGGCGTAATGCTGCAAAATTTGAAAAAGCTTAGGGATAGCAAAACAGATGAGATTATTGATGTTTTAAATCGGCAACGCTTTTCATGGGTAGATCAAGACGTTATGAACTATCTATGTCAGGGATATATCTATGAAATGAATAGCGAATACAACGCTACCGAATTTACTAAGCCGGCTCAAAATCCTCGAATAATTCATTTTGCTGGATTAAAGCAAGATATTTGGACCCATCATCCTTTGGCAAAGAAATACCAAAATATGTCATGGACTGAGGTGTTTCGAAAAAGAGAATACAATTTAGCGTATCCAGATTAAGTTTGGAGATTATATGAATGGCATTGTTCCAGACTACGTATTCAATTATGCCGTTGGCTCGCTAAAAGAAGCCCAAGGGCGTATTAATGCGCTTCCCGAATCTAGGGAACGTTCTATAGCTAATACAAAAGTAGATGAAGCTATTCTATGGGTAGAGAAACTTCAGAAGGATAATAAGGCTGATGATTAAAATACTGATTGCGGTTCCGACTTTTGAAAATATTTGTCCAGAGACTTTCAAATCTATCTATGATTTGAAGAAACCAAAGAATTGCAGAGTGGATTTCAGGTACATACGAGGGTATGATTGTGCAAGAGCTAGAAATGAGATAGTTAATCTAGTTAAAAAGTCTAACTACGACTATGTATTGATGGTTGACAGTGATGTTATTCTTCCGGAGAATGCTTTGGTTTGTTTGATGGAAGATTCTCCAAATGTAGTTGTTGGCGCGTATCCTAGGAAAAGAGATCCATCAAAATCAGAAGTATTTGGGATCGAAAAAGCCGATTACTCGGATGAAAATCGTTTGCAGATTGATTTCTTGAAGAAATATATGTGCAATCGAATCGAAATTAGAGGCGCTGGAGCAGGCTGTCTACTAATAAAAGCTTCTATTTTCGACGAGTTAAAGTATCCGTATTTCAAATATGTGGTATATAACGCTAAAGGGTCTTTCCTTAGCGAAGATTTATATTTCTGTGAAGCTGTTCGCAAACTTAATTATAAGATCTATGTTGACACACGAGTCATTTGTAAGCATGTTGGAAGGAAGATCGTTGGGTAAGAGAATAGCTGTTACCGGTGGACGAGATTATGCTAACTATGACAAAGTTAAGGAAGTGTTTGATATTTATCAAATAACTTCAGACGATACTATTGTAGAAGGTGGGGCTAGTGGTCTAGATCTTCTATGTGTTAAAGAAGCTTATAAACGTGGTATCCCCGTAGAAGAGCATTTGCCTAATTGGAATGATCTAGGTCGACGTGCAGGACCAATGCGGAATAAAGAAATGATGCAAAGCGGAATAGATTATCTAATTGCTTTTCCCGGAGGGGCTGGAACTAAAAACTGTATCCGAGAAGCATATAGAAATAATGTTCCTGTATATAGAGTGAGAGAGTGAGATAAGAAGAAAGGATTGATATGGATGCCTGCAACTTCAATGCTATCCAATCATTTAATTCCGAGTATGTTGTACAACATCATGGTGTTAGAGGCCAAAAATGGGGCATAAGACGGTATCAAAATGCTGATGGTAGTTTAACTGAAGAAGGTAGGCGCCATTATGGTATGGGACCTACAAAACGTATAGCTCCTAACACAATTGAGAAAATAAAATCTGGTGCCAAAACAGGTGCAATAGTTGGAACAATACGAGGTGCTATAGAAGGCGCCGCTATGACCAATTATGCTTTGGCATTTGGAGCTAATCCTGCTGTAGCAGTAGGTCTCGGGGTTGGTTATTATACGGGACGACTGGTTCGCGGAGTTTTAGTTGGAACTGCCGTAGGAACTATATGGGGAGCTAAAGATACTAGTGATGGTAAAAAATACATAAGGGAACATGATGCCAAACTAAATGAGATGAAATACTCTAAATTAAAGGAGTAGCAAATATGTATATAGTATCTAACGATCTCCAACATCATGGTATCTTAGGCCAAAAATGGGGTGTAAAAAATGGTCCTCCTTATCCGTTAAAAGGTGGAGATTATACTAGAACTAAACAACGAGCTATAAAAGAGACTAGAAAAAGTAAGTACAGTAGATATAACAAAAAACATTTTGATCAGATTATTAAAGAAGGTACTGACTTACAAACACTAGCTCGAAATCCTCAACGTACTAAAGATACCGATATGTTCTATGCAGCCTATACAAAGGCTGATAAAGATCGATATAATGCATTATTTAATCATAAAACACCTCAAACTTTATACGATGAAAATGGTAATTCTATAGGAACCGGTAAGACATATAAATGGGCTATAGAAAATAAAGCTACTAAAGACATAAAGATAGCCTCAAGAGATACTGGTGCCAAAGCAGTTATGAATCTTTATGAAAATAATAGAGATTTTTACAACTTTGTGAGAGATCCTAAAAGGCTAGCGTCTTATCTCCATAGTATGTATGTTCCAGATGGAAAAAAGTACAGAAAAGTTTTATCAAAATTACAAGACCCTGAGTATACGCCTACGGATAAAGATCTGCTTAATCTATATGATATGGTTAACTGTGCTATACCTAATCAAAATAAAGATGTGGTGACTCAAAGAGCTAAATTGTTTACAGCTCTTAAGAAAGATGGATATGGTGCAGTATTAGACATTAACGATGCAATCAATCATCCTCTTGCATCGAATAGTCCAGTTATTGTATTTGATCCATCGGCTTATATATTAAAGAGGGCCAGACAGACTACTATGGTTGACGTGGCTAAATCGAAAGTTACTACATTTGGTCGTTATACGCTTGGTATTTATAATGCATAATTATATTAGGAGGGATTATGTTTAGTGATGATACATACAATGCGCTTAAGTGGGTGGCTCAATATTTTCTGCCGGCTCTTGGTACTTTATATTTTACTCTTTGCAGTATCTGGGGATTGCCGTACGGTGAGCAAGTCTTGGGTACGATCACTGCTGTTGATCTCTTCGTTGGCGGCTTGCTTGGCATTAGCAAGCGTAATTACACAGGGGATGGGACTATGATCGTTGATACGAGCGATCCGGAAAAAGATGTGTATCGTATGGAATTGAATGACGAACTTGATAATTTGGCTAATAAGGATTCCATAACTTTTAAGGTTAAGTACGGAAAGCACATGAAAGATACTACGGAATAATATCTGTACAATGGCGATTTAATATTAGGAGGTGACTATATATGACTAGATATGTTTATGTTATAAAAAATACAAGCCATTCATATAATACATATAATAACGAATTATATCATTTTAACTTTAAATTTCCGGATATTAAATTGCCTGATATAAAACTTCCAGATATAGGAAAAGCTGTTAATGATTTTGGTAAAGGGGCGTCTAAAGCATTAAACGACACTGGCAAAAATATTGCCAAAGGTTTAAATGACGCTGGTAAACAAGTATCCCAAACCGTAACTGGAACATTGGGTGGATTTACTGGAAGACAATGGAAACAACATAAATGGGTAGCTCGAAAAAGAGATAAAAACGGTAAATGGATATATGATTATGGAAATGGTTTTCCAGGAGAACGAACTTTAGGCAGTATAGGAACTGACAATGATGTTAATGTAACCCCGGATAACGATATTAAATTGTATGCTCCATCACCTCTTAGAAAATTCTTAACTCCCTTAGTAGGACTTGGAAAAGCATTAGTGGGTACTACAATGGAAGATAGCATAGAAGGTGGAAAAGAATTTTTAGGTGGAATATCTGAAGCACTAAAACAGATGGAAGCAAGTGCTCTAAAATTTGGTACAGAAAAAGACTCTACTGGACTCAATCGAAAAAGAAGTGATCAAGGAAGAGAATTTGACTTAAAACATGCTAATCCGGGATACGATAATAAAGATGGTGGAAGTCAAAGCAATTGTCCGTGCTGTAGTGTAGCATATGATATGCGACGTAGAGGATACGAAGTAACTGCTAAACAAACCATGAAAGGTCTCCCTGAAAATCAAATCGCTAGTTTTTATAAGAATCCTAAAATTCATGAGATAACTTCTAATCAGGGCGTTTATGTTACTGATCGTACTACAGTACCCGATTATGTTAGCCAACGTAGTCAAAATTTATCAAGAGCAGTAGAAAAGCAATTTAAAACAGAGCCTGACAACACTAGAGGTCTAGCATATGTAGAATGGAATGCCGGAGGTGGACATATATTCGCGTATGAAAAAGATCACGGTGTAACCAAATTTTATGATGCACAAAGCGGTGAAGTTCTTGATATTTCTGATTATGTCGATCAATCAAGTGAATTCCGTTATTTTAGAACCGATAATCTTGAGCCTAACTATGAACAAGTTAAGAAGGTGGTCGAATAATGACTGCTAAAGCTAAATTTAATGCAACTAATGTTCTGAATGCTTTTGCTAAATACTATCCAATGCTCAAGCCGAAAGCAGTATACTACCTTCCTGATGGTTTTCTGATATATGCTCCAATGGTAGAAAATGGTACTGATTATGGCGATCCATATTATCGCATGGATGTCAAGTTTACGACAGCCCAACCATTTAATATGAGAGATCGAAAACAAATGTTTGCTGCTTTTAAAGCAGGACCTATATGGGAAAAATGAGGTGCGATGATATGGAGTATTTAGTCCATCATGGTATAAAAGGACAAGAATGGGGTGTACGCCGCTATCAAAATAAAGATGGCAGTTTAACTGAAGAAGGTAGACGTCGATACGGTTATAATAAATCTGGCATATCTGAAAATACTAAAGAGCGAATAAAGCAGGGTAGTAAAATAGGCGCCGCAATAGGCAGCGTTGTAGGAACTGGTGCGGCAGGCCTTACCCTTGGAACTCTTGGGTTTCAAGCAGCTATGCTTGGTGTGAGTTTAAATCCAGCAGGAGCTGTCATGTTGGGAGGATCCATAATAGCAAGTTATGCAGCTTCCGGTGCTCTACGAGGTACACTCGTTGGAGCTATATATGGTTCTACTGAAACCCGAGCTGCTCGAAAAATTTTAAATAATAAGAATAATACGGATGTCAAAATGAAAGACCTAAAAGAATCATAACAGTGATTGATATCGTTTTTATACACTCTTTAATAGGATAGTCTATAACGAAAGGAGACGTTATGCTTAAATTGCCGGGTAAAACAGCGGCAAATGAACAAACCCTATTGAAGGAGGAGGTTACACGATTATTGCAAGTTATGCGTGACAATGATGTAAACTCACCGGACTACGCGAATGCATTCGTTCGTTACAAGGAAATTCATCAGGAACTTCTCGCAGAGAAGAAACTGAAGGAACTCCGACGTGGACGGATATTTGATGCAATTGTAACCGGCGTGCTATTCATTGGCACCACCACTGTAGATTTGTGGACCCCCATAACTTCAAGATGGGGTTCATCGTTCATGAACCGCTTTCATTACAAAGGCGATAACATGAACTTCTAAAGTATTAGCTATCCTAGGGAGATGCTGTGTTTTTACATGGCATCTCTTTTTTTCGAGGAGGTAACTATGTGGTTATCCCATCATGGTGTTAGAGGACAAAGCGTTTAAAAATGTACAAGAAGCTATAGAATGGTGCGATCGATATGTAAGCAAATCCATAAAAGAATTAGAATGGATAGCTGATAGGAACAACATAGCTTCTATTAATTTGGGAAAGAAATATGGATTCGTTGAAGATGATCCAAACAAGCATGGACATAATTGGACAGATGACTGGTCTGAAGAATATGCTATAATGTATAGACCTGTGAAAAGTAAGAAATAGGAACCCTTATGTCACAAACGGAGCATGATTTACAAAGAATGCGTGATAAAGAGCGCTTAAATTTTCTCAATAAAGAGATACGTAGTATTGTTCGGGATATTCAGAATTTGAATCATTCACTTCATTTTAAACAAATCGAGAGATCTAACATAGAGTATCGGTTGTATCATTCAAACGATTCGTCGGATTCGTCTGTATAAGTGGGGGAAACTATGGATAATTTGTACTATAACGCAAACGCTATAAACTCTTATAGTTCACAGCATTCATTATATCATCATGGTGTTAGAGGACAACGATGGGGATATCGTCGTTGGCAAAATGAAGATGGTACTTTAACGACTGCTGGTAAAGAGCACTATCGTAAAGGATTACCAAAAGTAGCTAAAAATTTACGAGAAAACAGCGTAAAGAAAGCATATTCAAAAGCTAGTAGTGCGATAGGGTCTCTTAGAAATGCTGAAAAAGAGACCATGAGATTAAATAAAAAGATGGGTGATATTTCTCCAAAATTAGATGCTGCCACAAGAGACATGCAATTGAAGTCTCATAATCTTAGCACAGAGATGGCAAAAGGTGAACGCAGTCTATTCGGAAATAAGTCAGCTATTAGACGAGCGGAACGTGAGTTAGCAAAAAGTAAGAAAAAAGAAGAAGCTGTATCCGACGAATTCTTAGCAATTAATAATGATATTTTAGCATCAAAAGTCAACGAGGATAATCTTAAAGCAAGCATGCAAACTGCTAGAGAGAAAGCAAATAAGAAAGCACTTAACTATATTAAACGTTATGGTTCTGTTGAAATGAAAAACTTAATGGATAACGACAGTGAATTTAAGAGAAATGTCACAAATATCGAAAGTGAGCAAAAATACAAGTATTACTTTGAGTAATTTAGTAAAGTGTTATATTTTATAAAAACTGAAACAATAATATACGTTGTTTCAGTTTTTACATATATTTTCATTTTTTCACTTTCCTTAATAGAGTTACATTTCTATTAAGGAGGATATATGGTATACTTTGTGGCATTAATAGTAATGGTCGCGTTAATAGTTCTGATTGGTGTATCAATCTATCTATACATAGATTGGTGCATTTACAACTATTTAATAGATCATGGCTGGTCTATTAATGCGCAATCGGTTAAATGGACATTCAAATATAGGAAATGAGCTTTTGAGAAAGGATTGAAAAAGTCCTTTCTCTTTTTATTTTTTACGAAATCGTACTTGACTTGCTAAGGATTGGAATATGAAAAAAGTATATGAACTAATCCGACTTGAAAACTCAAACTATGCGGGAAGAAAGATATTTAGTTCTAAAAAGAAAGTTATCGAATATTTAGACGAACTTGTTTTAAAATATTGTACTACAGCCAAAACGGATATTCGTGTTGAATTGTATAGATGGGGCGTAACAGTTCAGACAAAAAACAAGTACATGTGGACTGTAAATGAAATAGAAATAGATCCCGATATTAATGTTAGCACAAATGTGATACATGAAACTATAGACTTGTTTTAAAAACAATGGTATTTATATTTTTACACATCCTTTAATAGATTCATCTATGAAAGGAGAGTACTATGCAGAAGTCGTCGAACGATGTTTTGGAATCAATTAAAAAGGAGGCATATGCAATAAGGAGAGAAGCTATTGGTTTTAGTATGCTCTCATCAGATAAGGATAAAGCGAATGAAGCTCTTAAAATAATGCATGATATGGCGACCGTAATAGCACAAATTGATATGATGAAATGACCCATCAGAAAGGACTTGTAGATATTTTACAGGTCCTTTCTTTTTTACACATTACTTAATGAGAGGATTAAAGGCAGTGAAGAGCGGAGGCCCTGGGAAGGGAACAGCCCGGGAATCGAGGCTAGACTCTATATGAGTGATCTCTTTAGAATTGACGAATTCTAAAGACCATGAGCCGGACGGAAGTATCGTCGTCTTGATCCTCGTATCCATGTACATTATTTATTTTTTTTCAAAACTAAAAATTCTCCGGATGAAAAAATTGAAATGCGAATTATATTTTTACACATCTTTTAATGAAGGGCTACATTCAAATGAAAGGAGAAAAAATGGATTTGAATGTTGCAGATGTTCTCAAGGTCGAGAAGACCAATGTGATGTCGAAGATCAAGAGCTTGAAGGGAGGCGTCCAGTATTGGATGAGGGAGAAAGAAATTGTCGATCGGAGACTCGAAGAACTCATAAAGGAGTTCAACGAGGTCGTCAAGGATCGCAAGTATATTCAGTCCAATCTGGCCTCTTGTCAGGCAGATCAACGAAAGACGGTCGACTACTTTGAGAAGCTCAACAGGGCCATTGCGGCTCTGGAAGATTTGGAGGAGTAGCTCGTCGAAAGGACTTGTGGATATTTTACAGGTCCTTTCTTTTTTATGGTATTACATTTTTTATACATTGCTTAATGAGGTGGTATAGATATTTATGGAAAGGAAAAACCATGAAAAAGTTTATTGCTATCGCTATCATCATAAGTGTTTTGGTGAGCGTGAGCGCGTTTATGATGAATACCGTTTCGGATTCAGACGTAAGCGGTGTCACGGAATATCGAGACAATGTAATGTTAGTGATGACAAGAGACGAGTATGATTGGATGACATTCACAAAATATACACACGTCATAGGGGATCGATATGTAAATAATGGATTCGTAGCACTTTGCGGAAGTGGAAACACCACAGCGGAATCGTTTGAGTTCGCATGGGAAGCAATTTCGTAATATTGCTGAAGATTGATATTTTTACATATCGATCTTCTTTTTTCCACCTCATTATATTTTTTACACATTGCTTAATAGGTAGCAATCCGGCTACAACGAGTTAGGAGGAACAATGACTACTAATGACATGGACTACATCTGCACGGTGCTAGACGATGTGTGGGAACCGCTTGAGACGGCTATTGGAAATGTTGAGATTATTCAGCTACACATAGAAAGTGGTGATATAGTCCCGCCAAACATGGATAAGGCGTGTCTCAAGGCTATTCATGACAATCTCGTCAATGCCCATACCATGATGCAGGCCTATTGGACGGAATTGAAAGCTCGTCAGCAAGAGTAGCTACCTAGGGGACGCTCTTTTACAGGGCGTTCCATTTTTACACATTACTTAATGAAGAGGATTGGTAGAGGTTAAGATCCAATCTAATAAACCTAGAGATGAGGGATATAATTAAAGGGGAGGCGCCTAATAATACGGCGTTGCGTGAAGGACTGAAAACCCGGTGTTCAGGTCTACGGGTCTGAACTTGTATGAGTATGAAACAAGACTTAGCCGAAAGGGAACCGTAAATATTACCCTATTCCGTATGGATTAACTGCTCTAGGACTCTTCTTTATTTTTTATTTCGTTTTTACACTTTGCTTAATAGGGATACATAGAAAGGAGAAACTATGAAGAACACTAAACGTACGCTGAGAGCTTCAGAAGCCGAGAGGATTCGTAGCCTTCTCGAAGATATCTACATTGATATCTCAATCAAACGAGCTATCACTGTCTCCGAACGTTGGGATGATCCCGGCGACTACGAGAGAGACACTGAAATCATCGAGGATTGCGATAAGCAATTATGTGACATTGAGAAGGCTATTGAGCCTCTTGGTGGTCTGGATAAGCTGCGTGTGGATTCAAAGGTTTACGAATACCTGTAATCCCTTAATGAAAAGATTTGTGGATATTTTTACAAATCTTTTCATTTTTACACCTCATTATATTTTTACACGTTGTTTAATAGGATCTATAGAAAGGAGAAATATGATGGTAAACAAAGACTTCGGATGGATTGGAAACTTGAAGAATACTAAGAAGGTTCCTATCAAAGTGAAGTTTCCAGATAAGTTGAACACTAGTATTCTAATTGGCGTAGGACTGGTTGAAGTGGGAATAATATTTCTAGGTTCACGAAATATTGCGAAACGGATTGTAAGCAGTATTGTAGTGAATACTGGAGTCGCACTGACTTTATACGAAATGTTCTACAAAGGAGCTAACCAATTTATGAAAGCGGAAACTGAAGCTCAGATAGAGCTTGGTATTCTGGATGGTAAACCCGAAGATTATATATTCTGACATAGATTCGCTATAATCGAACTGTCTTTTTACAGGCAGTTCTTTTTTTTTACATCATTATATTTTTACACTTTGCTTAATAGGGATACCTAGAAAGGAGGAACCATGACGGTAGGAGACGTTATCAAATTAAATGAAGGATTGGATATAGTACTGGAGGTTCATTTTACTGAATATAGAGTGTTATATGGACATACTGTATTGGCGCATGTTACAAAAACTAGTGCGTTTGACTCGTTGAATCCTTATAAGGATAGAATTGTTAAATACGTTTATTGTAGAAACAGGTTAGCACCAATATATGATCTTTTGACAACTATTAATCATAAAATAAATTGTTCTGGTAAAGTTATTCAGCTATATATTTAGTTTGATAATCGAAGGCTGCTTTTACAGAGCCTTCTTTTTTACACATTCTTTAATGAAGAAACGCTCATATACTACGAAAGGAGAATATTATGAGCATGACAGTTAGGTTTACAAATGCAACGACAGTACTACTGATAACGTCGATAGTGACAGCACGTTTCATGGCACGAAAGTTCCCAGTTGCGGGAGCTACCATAAGCCTCGGAGCGTTCACGGCTGCGGGTATTACTTCTGTAGCAGCCCTAATTGCATCATTCAAAGAGTTTTAGCGTTTCTTATGAAAGAGTCTTTTACAAGGCTCTTTCATTTTTTATACCTCATTATATTTTTACACGTTGTTTAATGAGGTTAGGTACTATGAAAGGAGATTTTATGAGTGCTGTGTACGTTTTATATGTTTGTAAGAACGTTACGCATTTTAAGGATCCTGATAGTTATACAAATTATGGAGAAAGACCGCAACATGAGATATTTGGAATTTATTCTAGTAAGAAGAGAGCCAAAAAGAATATTGAGGAAGCTCTAGCGGATAGACTTTATAAAGAAAAGTGCTATATGCATGAGCTTGGACGGCAATTGGTTTCTTCTAAAATAGAAGAAAATAGTCCAAAATCTAGGTATAAAGGTTTTAAGATAGAACTTATAACTATTGGAAGAGACCCTGATACGTACGAAAAAAAGATATTTAAAGATCGTATATCATGGCATTGCTACATAAGGAGATATGTAGTAGACTAACCAATTAAAAGTTAGAACTCATGTTTTACATGGGTTCTTTCTTTTATATTTTTACACTTTCTTTAATAGAGTTGGAAAATACGAAAGGAGTAGTATGGCTTATATCGAATATGGAGAATTCGTTAATGAATACGGAATAATTGAGAAGTATGTGAGAAAAGAAATAACCAGCTACAAAACAGGCCATGTATATTTAGGTTCGGCTTTTGAAACGTATTATGATTGCGGAAATTGCGACGGAGGACGTTGTCATATCTGTAAAGATAAATACGAAGTTATAAAATATGCTCAGCCTGTTGAAGATGTTACTGGCGGATCTATTCAAAAAGTTCTCAATCGTAAAGTATTCAATAATGAAACAGATGCTATTGAATACTATAAGATGTTATAATCCACTCTTGAAATGCTTGTGATATTTACACAGGCATTTCTTTTTTACACAGCCTTTAATGAGGTGAGTTATTAAATATAGAAAGGGGAAATAAATGGCAGAATTTAAAAACGATCTAGGATTAAATCCTTATGATTGTGTATACCAAGGATGGTGCATAATTTGCTTTGGCACTCCCGATAAAAATACTATAGAGCAATTACCTGACTGTTTTCCATATGTAGTGGGGGTACTTGATAGTAAAATAGAGGCTATCAATATCGCTAAAACAATGAAATCAATTGGAAAAAAGAAGTATGGTAAAAATTATACATTTATAGTACAAGGTGTGGGAATAAGTGGCAAATGGCCTATTATTGGATTGGACAATGAGGTTTCAATTCGTGGATTTTTTGGCGATGCCGATCGAACCGAAATAGTTATTTAAAACTCAAACATTATACGGGTGGGTGGTAGGCATTATTACATTTTTTATATTTTTTACACAGCCTTTAATGAGGTTAGTTTCAACGAAAGGAGATGCTATGGTTGTATTTGTGGTAACCGAATCGTGTTTTTGGTATATTGATGCTGAAGTACATTCGATGCGTACGACGGTGGATAGAGTATTTTATAGCTTCGAATCTGCTGAAGAATATATTCTTGAGACTATTCGAGCTAATCATTTGACTCTGTCCGACGATCAACCAGAGGACTATCGTTATGTATGCAATACGATATCTAAAATCGAAGGAGAAGAGACCCATGAATACAAAATAACCAAAAAATACGTTTGCGACTAACTTCCTACATTATACGGGTGGGTGGTAGGCATTATTACATTTTTTATATTTTTTACACAGCCTTTAATGAGGTTAGTTTCAACGAAAGGAGTATGTTATGAAAGAAATTATTACAACCATCAAGGTAATGGAAGATGGGCAGGAAGTGTCTGATACATTAAGGAACGCGGTATTGGAAGCTAGGGCTGAGTTATGTGATATAGTAAACGGAAAAGGAGGAGCTATCGAGAAGTACAATGAGCTCACCGACATGTTGTTGTTCGATACAGCAGATGACGATGAATACATTGATATTTACGAAAAGCTCTCCAACATCTGTTGGACTAAATTACTAAACAGAAAGGGCTATCCGTATACTGTCATTAACGAAGTAATGTATCAGACAACGAATCTCATGTATTCATTGACGGGTGTACATTATATTACAAAAATTACTATAGCGAAGAAACAATAACCTCTTGGGGACGCTCTTTTACAGGGCGTTCCTTTTTTACACATCCTTTAATGAGATGGCAAACCTTTACGAAAGGATGTAAAAATGGAGTTCATTATATTTGTAATCATGACGATCGTTATGGCGTCGACCATGATGACCATGTTTGTGGATTACGATGAACTGAACGAAATCGGAATTAATTTAGGGAGGTGACCTATCGGGAGAAGGGATTTACAAATCCTTTCTCTTTTATATTTCAATTTTTACACACCTCTTAATGAAATGGCTCTATTCTAGGATGGAGCAATTGAGTCTTGGGAAAACAGTAAGATGGGCTACGGCTTAGGTGACCGGAGGTACAGTATAGGATAAAGGATCCTAGGGGACAAGAGGTATGTGGTTATTATACTAGAGATAATCGGCATATTGGACTACCCTGGCTAATCTACGGAGGTACAGATTAGACCGCTGAGACTCGTATGAATATTCAGGAAATATAATTAATTATATTTTTTTTAATTTTTACACGTTCTTTAATGAAGTCACAACTACGAAAGGAGACATCATGAAAAAGTTTTTTGTTGTTTTGGCTATCATCGTTTCTGTATGGGGTATCATGACAATATCGGATTTGTATGATCCTGCTAAGAAAGAGCAGGAAACATATGGTACCATATGGTATGGACGCTCATACGGAAACGTGAGAGTTAAACAAAAAGAAACTAACAAGTATTATATTTCGGTATGTTGGACTGATGAGGAAGGCAATATAGATTCTTTTGAAGAACTAGGGCCGTACGAGAAGGAATACGTGACCTCGGGGGTCAAAAGAGGTATACGTATACTAGAAAGTAAGTAACTAGTTTTCGAAAGGTACTTATACAGTGCCTTTCTCTTTTTTCAATCCAAATTTTTCCCGGGTGGATATTTCAGAGTTCAATTTTTACACATCCCTTAATGAAGGTGGCGCTCGACGAAAGGAGAAGCGATTATGAGCGTAACAAAGTTTCACGCAGCAACGGTGGTTGAGAAGCAACTTGAACCGGTTGTGAAGGAATATCTAAAGCAGATTCCTGGAGGCAAAGTCGTTGACGTACATACGTCTACGTTTGAGGAGGTAGCGAACACAGTCTCAAACGGGTATGTACTCGCGAAATTCCATGAAGCGAATGATATTTACATAACAATCGTGTTTGAGTACGCGATTTCAGACCCCAATGACTTCGTGGCTGACTTACTGTCGCCCATCAAGTATATGGCGATGTAGCCACCCTAGAGAAGAGTTTTTAAGCTCTTCTCTTTTTTATCAAGAATGACTGATATTTTTAATTTTTACACATGCTTTAGTGAAGAGGCAGAAAGGAGAAAAATATGAGTGAGGTTGAGGTTCTCGACAAGGTCGGAGCTGTCGGTTATGAACTAGGTCATGTTTGCGGATATTCCATTGCTACAGCGATTGAGCTGATCGGAGGATATGTGTTTTTCGTATCATTGAAGAATGCAAATCCTATAATCCGATTTGGGTCAACTGTATTGGTAGCGACTGGAGTAAGACATGCATCATCTAAGGGACTTAGAAAACTAATTGATTTGCTTGATAAAAAGAAAGAAGAAATCGAAAACAGCTAAACGAATATTCATAGTAACATTCTACATGCCTCTTCAATTTTTACACACTACTTAATGAGAGGAATGATAGTTTAATTGGGAAAACGCTTTATAGAGTTATAGGTTCAAATCCTGTTCATTTCTTTTTTATTTTTTATTAGTCCTTAGAAAGGATGGTTTGAAATGTTTGTTATAGTGATGGCATTGTGTAATGACGAAGAAATTGTTAACATAGAGCATGCTTATGGCCCTTATTCTTCCCTATACACAGCCAGAGATGCATTGCGTAATATAGCAAGTATTTATAGGCGTTTCCCAGACGATATGAAAGTTTACGTATGGTCAAATATGGATAGTCTGCATGTTGAAATTAACCACTATGACAAGGTCGAAAGGGCTATGGATGTAAGAACTTTGGAATACTGTATAGAAGAAATTAGTGATATATTGACCGATACTACGCCAGACAAGATAACCTCAGTGATGGAATCTTTGGATGGTTATCAGTATTAGTTTAACGCTTCATTGATGTTTAATTAAGGAGTTGAACCTTTGCTAATGTGGGAACTAATAGTACCTGTAGCGAAGTCCAAGCGTGACGACTGGTTGGGGTAGTTCAACATTAATCTAATAGGCGGGGATTAGATTTATATTTTAAAGGATTGAAATTTATATGAGAACGAACAACCTGTATAAAGATACTATTGCCATGCATGATGAATTATATAATGGTGAAGTACTTCGCAAACTCAAAGAAGAAAAAGATATTAGTGTAACAGCACTCAGTCGTTTGACTGGTCTATCTCGAACAGTAATATATAGAGCATTCGAGAATCAATCTTGTAAATCATATCGTTTGCTAATCAAAATAGCCTTAGATCATCCAGATATATTACTAGTTAAGAATACATTAGAGAATTAAGCTCAACAGAAAGAGAGAAATATTATGAAGTTGGTTATTAACACAGATTTCGGCGGATTTGGTATTAACTATGAAATTGCAAAAAAGTATGGATTATATGAATGCGATGATATTCATACAAATGAGAAGCTAATCGAGCTTATAGAATCCGGTATTGATTGCAATGATGACTGTTCCGAATTGTCAGTGGTAGAAATTCCTGATGAAGCTACAGACTATTATATTGAGGAATATGACGGAGCAGAAAGTGTACTATATGTACTAGATGGTAAGATACATCATTTGTAAAAATTAGTTTACACAAACTGATATTTCTGATCGAGAAGGAATTGAAAAATATATGAAAGAAATTAAACGGAAAATGGTCGATTTTATAGACGACCATCCATATATTGCCTCTATAATCGGAGCAATATTAGTATATTTGGCTGTTGTGGCAGCTCTGGGTTTGATAGTTTTTATTTTATGGCTAGATAGTATTTCGAAAATCGCAAGTGCTGCCGTTATTCTTTTTCCATTACTAGTGATATACATTAAATGTGTAATCGATCCGTAACATTCCTCTTAATTTAATGGTAATTGAACATAAGGAAGATACCATCCGAGTACATCGGCTATAAGGACTATGAAAAAAAACTATAGAATTACTTGATAGGCTTCCAGTTAGATATATGCTTCATCGTCCCGGACGAGGACTATCTAGCGATACCGGTTTGTTTGTTGACGTGATAGTTCCTAAAAAGAACTGATATTCATCTGAATAACTACTATAGTTTAAGAAAAGGAGAACGTTATGGCTACACTAAGATTTAATGACGGAAAACCAATTACTGTCGAGCATTTGACTACAACACCGAAACCTGTCAAGTTTGTCAAGGCATACCAACTAAAAACTACTCCTGTAGAAATTCTACGCTATCCAACTGACGAAGACTGGGAGCGTTGTAAGATGCTCGCGATGAATACTATTGGCAAGCAATGGTCTGGAGTTGTCTCGGATAAGTGGAAGCATCAAATTCTACTAGCGGGTCACAGTCCAATTCGTACACTCATGTTTACTATTAAGATGGAAATACCGTATTACATTAGTACTTGCTTTGTTCGGCATAAACATGGCGTTGAGCATTATGTCAGCAGTCAAAGAAATGATAGACAAAATAAATATGATAGACGAAAGGCGCCTCAAGATTCTGTTGTCACACATATTATGGATGTAAATGCTCAAGAATTGATGCAAATAGCTCATATGCGATTGTGTGGTCAAGCTACGGAAGAGATGCGAAAAATAACTCAAGATATTTGTCAAGAAGTTATTAAAACTAATCCTGAATTTAGAAATTTTCTAGGACCAAAGTGTCTTGCTGAAAATGGTATAGTAAAGTGCAATGAGTTTAAATCATGTACGGATCCACTTGAATATTTTCCTAATTATTCTTAATATTACTAAAAATTTAAGGAAATTATTATGAAAACTATCATCAATATAAAGAATAAAAAAGCCACGGTTATAAAGAATACCGCAAAAATGTCTCATACATCGTTATCGTCTATAATTACAATAAAAGACGCCGAAATTTATATTGGAAAATTACCATATAGTAGTCATAGTGTATGGGCATTCAAAACTACTAGCGCCAACAAAAATAGGTTAAGCGATATGTTTGGCAATCGAGTTTTTCAATTATCGATAATTAAAGATGGTCTATTTCCAACTTTAATTCATCTAGATAAAGGTTCCATTGATTATGATACCTTTGTCGATTTGTTTAAACAAAAGAAGATAGCTGTAAAAGAAATTAACACAGAACTCAGAGAACATTCTACATCATATCATCCTCGTGGATTCGTTGCTAGTAATCGAGCAATTGATATTTATTGTGAATCTATATCTGACTAATTTTACACGTCCCTTAATAGGGTAGAATCTATTTAAGGAGGAAAGATGGATTTTAAAAACAAATTCACAAGAGCTAAGACCACTGTATTTTATGGTGCGAAAAAGCTCGGTCAGAATATAGGCAATGTAGCCCGATCGTTCGGGTACTGGGTTTTGGAGAATCCGGCAGAGGCGACAGCTGTTATTGTGCCTATTGGTATTGCTGCGATGCGTTCAAGTCAAAGCTTGATTGTATCTCATCGTATTAATAAGCAAGACAGATTGGCTCGATGCCGGATTTACGATCGCAGTCTCGGTACGTATTGGACATTAGATAGACCATTGTCTAAGAAAGAAATGGCCAGTTTTTCAACCATGAAAAAGAGTGGTAAGAGCACTTTTGAAGCGCTTAGCCATCTTGGCAGAATTTAAGATTTAAACCGAAAAGATTGGAGTCTTTTACAGGCTCCTTTCTTTTTTAGAAAGGGTAATGTATGTTCAATGAGTCGAACGAACGGCTTGATTTAAAAACTTTTTCATATAATTACAACCATCGACATGATGAGATTAGTCCAAATTATATTGCTGTCGACGCTGAGAATGGAATAAATACTATAAAAAAGAATAACACTATAAAAATTTATCTAGTCTGTGATGAAGATTATTGCGGTTGGAGTATAGTTTTAAAAGGCTTTACTAGTCTACAAAAAGCTTTTGATTATGCTACTGATGTAGTAATGGAACGTAACACTAAGTACAATAGAGATTATATACGAAAAATTATAGAACACCGTTATACCAAAGGTGATGTAATACCTGATCTGTTTATCTATACTGATTATTTTGATATGGATTACGATCGCTATATAACGATAAAAGAAATTAATGTTGATTAATTTGATATTAAGGATGGGATAAATACTATGGATATTCGCATAACACTGGACAAGAATACTTCTTTTAACCTAAATGTCGATTCCTACGAATACACTGTTTGCGGTGATTTCAATAGACTTGGAAATGGATTCTTGGAAGTTAGCAATGTGTATCCTCTAGATGAGCAATTTAAGTACGAGTCCGAGCTATACCGACTTGATCCTTGCCGTGAAGAAAAACAAGAATCAAACATTTCGAAACATCCCGGTAGACCTTTCGGTCGTATCTATCCATATCGCTTTTGGAGTGGAAAGCGTAACACCAAAGTTTGGTTGTGCGACGGGGGCATACGCAAAGAAATTGATATCTCAAGTCTTTCTAAGATATGTGGCCTTTATCGAGTTGTACATGTTGATATTCGGCTAAATACTTATAAGTTTAACATAGACGGTTATGATGACACCCAACGCTTGGACATTATGGATATTTATCTGGCTGAGAAATAAAACTTGAATGGGATAAAAATGACTAAAACAGCAGAAAATGAAAATCAGACTATGTTTGAAATAGTTATGCGTATTCAAGATAAAGAAAGTTCTGATTACGAGTGCCCATTCGAAGCTAAATTTACAAGCAGAGAGATTGCCGAAGCAGCCTTTAACGCCATTCTTGAACGTAGAGCGTTTTGGAATGATCTTATATGCAAGAAGTATGAACTAACCAGTGACGACGATCCTTGGATACAGTTGTTTCTTATTGAAGACGGACGCGATTATTCGGATGATGACGAATACTGGATGAGTTATGAAGTTCTTTAATCGAAAGCAATTATTATGGAAACAGTGATTCAAGAAGTTGTTGTAGACAATCTAAAACCCAAGCTTTATCTTCGTGTAATCGGAGATGCTGATGAACACGTTCAAATAAAGAGAATCGAGTCTTTCTCGTTAGCTGCGAATGCGACATACACCTTTGTTCCTCTCTCGCATGTTTCCAAACCCAAACAAAGAATCCACGAACTTGAACAGGAAAATTCCAAATTAAAAGAGCTGATTGACGTGTATGAGAAAAAGTTAAATTCTATAAAGGAGTAACGTCATGATATTTTCCATAGACCCTATTGGAAAAGATGGAACTAAATTATTCAAAAATTCTTCTATAGATTTGCAGCCAGGAATCACAATATTAGTTGGCTGTAATGGTTCGGGAAAAACAACGGCTATGGAACAAATAGATAGTTACATCAATCGACTAGAGACTAATGACATTTCTTCTCATTATTTCTTGTGTTGTGCTACCGGACGAGAAATAGATAGACTTATCGGATTCATAGGTACTAGTCAAACAGTTGAGCAAGGCGCTACAATGCTTAGCTCATCAGAAGGAGAGAGAATATCTCAATTTTTGATATCGATGTTTAATTGGATATGGTCTGAATGTAAAAAAGATGAAGTTCATACAGTATTCGCATTTTTAGATTCTCTGGATTCTGGTCTAGATATTCCTTCTATTAGAATGGTTCTCGATACTTTTGAAGACGCTATTGAAATCACGAAGAATAGATTCAATACTGATTTGCGTTTGGTATTATCCGCTAATGATTACGCTATAGTTGAAAACCGAACTTGCCTTGATATTCATACTGGACGGACTATCAACTTTAATAGCTGGTCCGATTATGTAGATTTTTGTATTCGTTCAAATAGTATTAAGCAGAATAGATATTCTAAGCAGAAAAAGGTCAAATCATGAGTAAACAATACCCATATGGTTCTTATGAAGAATGGTTTTATATTATGCTCTACCGTTATGGCGGAAAAGAGTATTTAGAGCGACTTGTAACTTATTTGAAAGCTTCACGTGGTTATAAAGCTAGTTATTATGACCCAATACATGAACCCACTTGGCTTACTCAATATTCTGACAATACCCTCATTATGGCCCATTGGGATATTATGTGTTGTAGATGGGGTGATACTGATGAAGACGGTGCATACATAAATCACGGATGTTTGGATATGTGCATAGAAGAATTGCAGGAAATACGCCATCAACAAAATTTATATTCTATGATGTATAATACTGTTAAGGAGTAAATCATGATTTATCTAACATCAGATACTCATTTTGGTCATAGTAAAATTATCGAATACACGCATCGTCCATTTAATACCGTAAAAGAAATGGATGAGACAATCATCGATAATATTAACCACACAGTTGACCCAGAAGATACTCTTTATATTCTTGGTGACTTTACAATGGGCGGTAGTTATACCAAGTGTATGAAGTATCGCGAACAAATTAATTGCAAGCATGTGCACCTTATTCTTGGCAATCATGACAAGAAAAGAGTTTTCATGAGTGACAAACCGCCTATTTTTGAGTCGGTAAAAGACTATGACGAGATCGAATCCTGTTGTCTATCACATTATCCATTTACGTCTTGGAATAGCCGAGATTATGGTTCGATCATGTGCCATGGACACATTCACTCAAATCGAAGGTATAATGAAATCAATCAATGGCAGAAAATTCGTAAATACGACGTTGGAGTTGATGCTAATGATTACAAACCTGTGTCTATTGATTACATCATAGATTTCTTCAATTATGAAACTAATCGTTCTACTGAAATGTATGAAAAATGCAAAATCGATCCTGAACCTATCGAAGTAAAAGATCTCAATCTTTACGAACTACAGAAACTTGTCAACCACCAAATACTTTCGTCTAGCGAAGCCGTTAGTATCATAAATGCCTATAGGCGGGTAAACAATGAGAGAAATTTGATAGCTGAGCTAAAGACCTGTCCGTTCTGTGGTGGCAAGGCAAGAGCAGTACCTGCATTGCAACTTGGGGATGGCACATGGAGGCCAGCAAGGTGTGGATGCCCTGAGTGCAACGTATGGATGTATGGTGACTCAAGTTATCACGGAAATGAGTTTGCTACTGATCACGACTATGAAGAGTCGATAAAACAGGCTGTTTGGAAATGGAACATAAGACGGGATGTCGAGAGACTCATTAGGTGTCGTGACTGTCAATTTGGCTACCAGCATGACTGTAAGAGGTATCCGAAAGATAAGCAATACATGGGAAAGTGGTACTGCATCTTGTGGGGCGATGGCGTCCAGGGAGAATGGACACGTGCGGATGGTTTCTGTCATCGAGCCAAACCGAGGAGTCACTAAAATATAGTTTCTTAGAACTAAATCAACGTTAAAGGAGACGAACATGTTAAACGACCACAAAGATTATATTTCCATGTTTTTTGCAGGTGTTGGGAGCTTTACCGCTATAGCCATCGCCTTGATATTTAGAAACATTAAGCAATCCGAGGCCGAGACCAAAATGCCACCTGAATATTGGATTGCACGAAAAGCTGAAACTGAAGCCGATGTAGAGAAGCATCGAATTAGCGAAGCGTCCAACGAGCGTCTAGTCATTGACCTCCGTGAGCGTGAGGAAACTGAGAAGGCTCGCAAACGTGAATTCGAGCGTAATGCACCGGATGAATATTGGCAGTCTCTTGCGATTGCCGAAAAAGAGAAAACCGCTCGCGAACGGATACAGGCTCGTAGGAAACTTTATGAAAATTAAATTTAAGATGTGAATTGAGAAAAAATGAACAAGCTGGAAATAGAGGCGGAGAATGGCTAAATATGTTGGATTCAAACAAGGAAAGGTGCATGAGAACCATGTTATCAGTGAATACTACTGTGGTGGCTGTGGCTATCCAGTAACTGATCATGACAGCTTTTGCTCAGAGTGTGGCGGGGCGTTTCACAAGTGTGATGCTGATGACGATCAGATTAGTCGACTTGAGGCCGAGAATGACAAGCGTGACGAGCTGATAAGGGACATGATGCGGTTCTTTGAGGACGATGATGCATGTGAACACTGCGGACATGACATAGAGTGCGTGGAGCAAAATGGCCTTACTGTTGCCTACGCAGAAGACTGTCTAATGCGTGACGTGTTTAAGGAGCGTATGCACAAGCTGGGAATCGAAAAGCATCTATAGAACTTCATAGTTTTATTTTTAGGAAAAGGTATGAATTATATTTCATTGACTAACAAAGATTCACTTACTATTAAACAACAAGTTGATGCTGGTATACCACCTAGTTATGACGTTACTAATCGTTCTCTGTTTGATATTTTGGGTATTACGCCTCCTAAGTATACTATTTACGATAAATGGGGAAGTCATATGAGTCGTTTTGCTAAAAAATATGAGAAGATAAGGCCCAACAAAATACCCACTCGTGTTAACAAATTGTTTTGGGTAGGCGTTCGAGAAGGATCAAAAGAACTCGTTCCAATCTGTCGACGTAACACCAGTTGTTTTTCGCCTAAACCCGTATTTCAACTCGATTCGGTTTTGATATTTGATATGGCTTCTTCATCGCATGCACTATTTCCATCAGAAGAATTATACGTGGTTCCTATGGAAGAATATTGGGCTTTGCAAGAAACGTAGAGCTCTATAAAAATTACACATCCTTTAATAGGTTAAGCTATTCTATTAAAGGAGGATAGAATGAGTTATATTCTGACAGAAGTGGAAACTTTCAAGGGAGGCCCGACGGCTTGGGAAAGGATTAATTACGAGCGGTCCAAAACGTTTGTTTCATTGGACGAAGTTTTCAAAACGGTTAAAACATCAATAGATGATATTAATCATCGGTACACGATTCTTCGTTCATGGAACGAGCGAAAAGGAGCACGCGTGACAACTAAAGTATTATTCAAGCGCCAACAGGGCACTGGACGGTTACTAAGGAGGTTCGAGATAACTGAATACAAAAAACCCGTTATAGAGGAGATTAGCCTGATTTAACATGTGGAAGTGTTGTGAGATTTATTCACAGCACTTCTACTTTTACACACCCTTTAATAGGTTAGATTCTATTGAAGGAGGAATCATGAATAAGTTTGAATACATACTGGAATATGTCATAATAGTAATCAGTGCCATAGCCCTCGGTTTGGCTATTGCATTATTCCTATACTTGATAGGAACTGCAATAGGAAACGGAGCGGAGCATTGTCTGTATTTGCTGTTAGGCATTACTATGGTGTTCGGCAGTTTCATGACAGTCATGAACCAATGATTTGACCAGTAGAGGTACTGTGAGATTTGTTCACAGCGCTTCTACTTTTATACATCCTTTAATAGGTTGGAATCTATTTAAGGAGAAATTATGAAAGACCAAATTCAAGACGTATTTAAAATTGTCGGAATGCTGGTAATCTGGGGATTGGCGTTGACGATAGGCTTAACAGTGTTCGCAACACTTGCTGGAGCCATAGTGGCGTTCGCCTCTACCGGAATTGGAGCGATAATTTTAGTAATCGTAGTTTGGAGGTGGTGGTCGAAACATAAAAATGACAGATAATAGAAACCTGAATCATAAGAAGGAGATCTTAACAGGTCTCTTTCTTTTTTATAGGAGATAAAAGTATGCATTACTCGATCGATAGTATCGATAAAGAGCTCTTTTTTGTAAGAAATGAAAAAGACATACTATATAATTACGATAACTATGTGTTGTTTCGACATAGATATTACCGTAACACTCAACAAAATAATAAACGATACAAAAAGAGATCGCTTCTTTACAAGTATTGCGAACGATTCACTACAAACCCTATTTCTGCTGGTAGGCTATTATGTGTATTTGGTAGATTGGGAATCTTAGATGTCGTTGATGTACTAGAAGCTGAGAATTATATTCACGAAATCGATCCTAAAATTTTCCCAGCGAATGAATTTCCAAAAGCTTTTCAAAAAATTATGATTGAAATATGCGATGATATAAAGAAGGGTATTACTATATAGGGACTAACATGTGTAATCGATACATACATTATGGAGATAGCGAGTTTGATATTTTTAAATTCGAATCTATACGAAATCCCCTATCGCATGTACTACCAAAGCCATATGGAGGATTGTGGGCAAGTCCTATAAAAGCAAAGAATCTTGATTGGTATTCTTGGTGTATAGATAATCAATTCGATACCGACAATCTACACAAATCTTTTATATTTGAATTAGCTAAAAATGCTAATATTTTCACTGTATCTACTAATAAAGATTTAGAAAAACTTAAAGATCTTATAGGTACAAAAACACCCGCTGGATGTTATTATGACTTTGAAGCATTAGAGTTGATGGGCTTTGACGGTCTTGAAGTAGAAATAAATACATGGGACATTTATATGGGATTGTATGGATGGGATGTCGATTCTATCTTGATATTTAATCCCGATGTAATAATATTGTAACAGGTGTCACATGCCCTCGTAGCTCAGCGGATAGAGCAGAGGTCTTCTAAACCTAAGGTCACAGGTTTGAATCCTGTCGGGGGCACCTATTATATTTGGAGAAATTATGAAAATTGGTGTAAGCACAACAGATGGTAAGAGATATCAGTTGCTAAAAGAGTTTCCATCTGTACGCGATGCTGTTCAACAAATAAAAGAAACAAACAGAATTGCAAATGCACAAAATCCTATTGAAATACCGTGTGCGAATGATCATTATATTTTTAGTCACTGTATAGTAGCGGTATATCCAATGCATTACTTATTAGAAAGCGAAACGAAATGTGTGCAGAAATAAAGGATAATACTAACCGTAAGAAACTGTATCTTTGCAACCATAAAAATCCCAGATGCACCAACCCGTCATGTCAATGGGATTTTCTCAAGCCTTCAGAAAAGTGTCAATATACATCAGATCCTCACTATAGTAAGACTTTGGAAGAAACTGGTAAGATGCCTACTGATTTCATTTCCGAAGGAGATTGTTTGTGGGAACGTGATTCATCAGCTTAGTATTAATGATACTCAGTTTTTACACGCCCTTTAATAGGTTAGGTTCTATTAAAGGAGGAACGAAATGTTTAAGTTTATCAAGAAGAACGACAAGGATATGAATCGTGTTGTATACGATCGTAAGCGAATCGAGAAAATCAATTCGTCTTATGACGAACTAACGAGTAAATTCCTTGTCTTCGGACAGGAACAAGTTAAACGGACAATAACGGTTAAGGCCTAATAAAAATAAGGAGCTGCTTTTACAGAGCTCTTTATTTTTTGTAGGGAAGAGAAAACATGACTAATGATCAGCTAAAAACAATTTTTACAGAAACAAATATGATGTATCCTAATCAATCATGTTGTAGGTATAATATAATAACGGATACCGCCAAATATATATTTATGGGTGACAATCTAAACGATGTAGACTATGAAGTAGGTCTACTTAGTTATCATCCGTTCTCGGATTGTTTAACGTATGTTTCCATAGATTCTATAGAGTCTATATCGGCTACATTTATTGAATCAGAAAGTAGAAAGGTTTTAATACATGACCCCAAAGCACATAGCATTAGTAATATCTAAAGCAGAAAAGATATTCGACTATAAATGTTCTCCGAAAATGGAATATGTGATCCATACTAAAGAACAGAACTTTATAGTTCGAGGCAGTTCTGTTGATGGTATTTCATTAGACGATGAGGTTTTTGTATTTGTACATAACGATAAGGTAATTTTCATACCTTTTGAACTTATAACATATATAGAGCTTCGAGATTTTATTGACTAATTTTAAATGAAAGGACAATAAAATGTCATATCTCTTTTGTGCATTGTTGTCAGGATGCGCTTCACTATTGCTGGGTGTTAGTATAGGTAAGCGTATGGTCACTAAAGATATTGAAGAACATATCATTGAGATGGCTGAACTAGCCGAAGTAATTAAGCAACGCAATAACCAATTTCTTTCTAATTATTCCGATTTGTATCATAAGTCTAATGGATGTGAAGGTCAGTTTACTGATCTCGATGAATATATTATGGATATGTGGATTGATTAATATGAACAATAAATCACTAAATAATAAAAGAAATAAAAAATCTAAAATAAGTATTTGGCACCTAGATCCGTTTACGCAATCATTTAATAAAATGTCATCTATCATTGACTATTCAACAGAAGCTTCATCAAATAATGAAGAAATTTATTACGAATATGATGACCCAACACCGCTATGCTTTATGCTGTGGAAATGATATTTTCGAAAGGATGGCTACGTGTTTACTTTAATCATGCTTATACTATTTACATTTTTACTACTTTTGCTTCTAATCTTTTTTGGATTAGGTTATTTGATAATTGTATATGGAATCCCCTTCGCACTAGTATGCATAGGTCTTTACTTGATATATTCAGCATACGAGACTTATATGAAAAGGCAGTAACATGAAGTATTTGTATTTTCTAACACCTGGAAAACCAAAAACCACTTATGACGCTATGCATTGTTGTCAGATTCTAGAAATGTATCGACTCGATTACGATAGTGAATCTCCAATATTTATATGCAAGTATCGATACGATGGGCAAGTACGTAAACGAAAAGTATTTGAAACTGAGGGAACTCCATATGACAACTCGTGTGCTTTTTATTTGAATGATCGAGATGACGACAAAGCTAAAGAAATCTTTTCGAAATTTATACAAGAAAAGCGAAATCGACGTAAAAATCGAGTAAAAGAAGAATGCCATAAAATACTATGTGAAAACGAGCTCATTCACAATATACCAAATATTCGAATACACTACAATTAAACCACTAAGAGAGTAGGAATTCTTCATGCGTAAGATTAGTGTATATATTTATCGTCCTAACGCACAACGATTCGATTCGTATAATAATTGTTTGCTAGAGCCAATCACTTTTAAACAATTTACTCCATTGGAACATTTGAGATATTTTGCAAGAGACATACATACCAAATTTAGCGACACGTCATATACGATAGAAGTTGCTGACGAAGCCGAACGCGTTTTCGTATACAATGACGACTATAGAGTTTATTTAGATTCTCCAGACGTACGTAAAGCAGCTAATCTTATAAAGAATTATATTTGCAAGCATGCTGATCAACGAATCGAGTATCATCAAAACGAAATTAAAAAATCAGAAGAATTGAAGAATCATGCTATGCAGTTTTTTAATGAAAAGAATCACACATGAAGAATTGTTATTTCGAACAATCAGATTTATTCTTCTCAATCTATTTGAAATACATTGGGTTATCGGATAGTAAAAAAGGTTTCCATATAACGGCAGGGGTTCCTCGTCGATACATATCACCTTTGAAAAAATTAGGGGTTTATCCAAAATTGGTCAATGGGGAATATGTGATAAATGTCAAACTAAATATGAATACCTCGATAACTAAAAATGGTAAGAAAATAGAATACTATGATAGTAAGACATTAAATAAAAATCGAATTAGAATAAGAAAGTTGGTATTAAAACCATATAGTGAATCGATGCAGCGAACTTATGATTGTGAATGTTATGCTAAGGAACTCCTATTGACCAACAAATGAAGGTGAGTATCATGGATATTTTCGACTATATACAAAACATTTCGAACGAGCGAGGGTCTGTATTAATTATGCTCGTAGGCTGTCCTCATTCCGGAAAAACGCATTTGTCCAATTATCTAAAACATTCATTCGATTATACGATTTATTCAGCGAGCGATAATTTCAAACGAATTCATGCTATTAAGTCGAAAGACAGCATTACTGAAATCGATAAAGATGATATTTACGATGCAATGCATGAAGAAGTAAGAGATCTTCTTAATAAAGGTGAAACTGTAGTATACGATTCTACTAATGTGTACTCAAAATGGCGAAAACGATTGCTACGCGATGTTGGAAATGCATCATCCTATAATGTATGCATCATATTGAATACTCCACTTCACATTTGCTTGGAAAAGAACCTAACATGCGACGAGCCTGTGTCAGAAGAGGCTATGATACGAATGCATCAAGCAGCTCGTAAAATTCCACCCAATGTATATGAAGGATTCGATTTGATATTTCCTATCGATCAATGGGAGCGTATATGATTGAAAAAGACATTGAATATATTTCTAAAAACCTTTCAAAAGAAGCTATTTATGACCAATTAACCGAGGAATGTTGTGAATTAGGTCACGCTTCTGCTAAAATGGCTAGAATTCGAAGATGCGAAAATCCAACACCTATTCAAGGCGGCGAGGCTCTAAAAAACCTGGAGGAAGAATTTACAGACATAATTGTCTGTGCTCTAGTGTTAGGGCTTGCCCCCAATGAGACTTTGATGGAACGAAAATTGGTACGTTGGAAAAATCGAATCAAAGACAATAAGAAAGAGTGGTAATGGATATTCAAGCTATTAAGAACAAACTCAAATCTGATCTAGCATACCTCGAAGATAAACATTCTAAAATATTGGAATTGTTAGAAAAGCATCCAAGCGCTAAATTAAATTCTTTTGAAAAACGAGTTCGACTTATGAAATTTAGATACCAATCTATGATAGACGAACTGAATTCAACTACTGATTCCTCGGGCGAAGAGGAGTTACAGAATGATTGATCATGATGTATCTCACGAACTCAACAAACATGTTTTATTTGTAGAATGTCCTCAATACGGTATGATTATAGACGAGTTGCTTGATCGTGCAAATCTATCTAAAACTGAAATTGATATTGCAGCAGACGCCTTAGTGTTTTTGTATAATTTAGGAATGCTGTTTGCGAGCTATCAATCACCTAAAGTTATTCAAGAAATGTTTTCTATGATGTATGATGTGGATCTTTCTAAGATAGCTACACCAAAGAAGGAGATTTAGTAATGTCTACTATACAATTCATCGTCATAATCGTTGGCATCGTGCTCATACTTTTGATTTTCATAGCTTCCAATATTTATTGGTATAAACGAGGAATTAAGTACGGATACAAGCAAGCTCATTCCAATAGACTAAAAAAGTCTCGTCCAAAGCCAGACACGTACAGTGCTGCTCATTACAATCCTCATAGAATCAATCTACAGTAATGTCTTTAAAGGAATAGTATGAATGAATTAATTGAACTATTAATTATCCTAATTATATTTGTACTATTCTTTTTAATAGTACTACATGCAATCAAAATGCTAAGCATCACAATAATCGCTTGGTATACGATTGTACTATGCCTTGGAGTGGTGTGATATGAACAAAAACCAAAACAAAAATGAAGATTCTAATCCTACAATCTAATCGAGGTCTATGTTCTAGCTGATGGCGTAGGGCATTCGAGATGTTCAAACTGTCAGGGCTCTATAGATCGAGGTGACAACTATTGTAGACATTGTGGTGTTAAGTTCACTGGCTATAGAATACTACACTAACGAATACTAACTGCATTAGGGAGGAAACGTGAAAGAATTAGTATTAGACGTAAGCAAATGGGACGGTGATATGAACTTTGCGCAATGGAAACAATTGCGTAATCTTTATGGCGTCATCGTTAAAGGCGGAGGATCTGACGTAGGACGATATGTAGACTCCTGGTTTGCGCGAAACTATGATAAGGTTCTTGCTGCTGGGTTGCATGTTGGATGCTACTTTTATAGTAAGGCTATGAGCGTACAAGAAGCTATCGATGACGCTAATTATTTCTTTGATAATTGTCTGGCGAATAGAGAGTTCGATTTGCCAGTATATATAGACGTAGAGGAACCGAGTGTTTTTAATCTTGGAAAACGTCTTGTTACTGATATTTCCAAAGCTTTTATGGACACCATAAATGAGCGAGGGTATAAAGGCGGAATCTACACTGGTGGGTATGCTTGGTCCGCATATATGTATGGCGATGACGAGCTAGGCAAGTATGCTGATTGGATTGCTGCTTGGGGCGATAATCCACCTAAATACATTGGTGTGGATTACGGAATGTGGCAACAAGGTGGTATACGTCTGTCTGACGGTAACATCGTATACGATGATGTAAACGGATATGTCGATTGTGACTGGGCTTTGATAGATTACCCATCCATTATTAATGGAGGAAGTCCTATTGATATTCCTGAAACAACTACACCTACTGGTTCCGTGGAAGATCTAATGAAAGTCGTTTACGGTGAGCTTGGATATTATGCACATGACGATCCCGAGCGAGGAAGTAAATACGGACGTTGGATGGCAGAATACACCGGAGAAGATTGGATGGCTGGACCATCTGATGAAATCTGGTGGTGTTGTATGTTCGTGTCATGGGGATTATATTTTGCACATGTTCGTTGTGCAGGGTTCCCTTCTCAAAACACCGATGTAGCCTTGAAAAATGGAGCGGCGGCACATTTGGTAGACAAATCCGAAATTCGTCGTGGAGATATTCTTATATTTGATTGGAATTTCGCAACGGATCCTACCGACCATATTGGTTTCGCTACTGGATCCCCACATGACGGTGTAGTCGAAACTATCGAGGGTAATGTTAGGAACTCTGTTAAAGAGATGACCCGAGAACTATATAAGATTCGTTATGTAGTACGACCCGACTATGATGGACAAGGTCCTACTTCTACGAATCATATCGACAAACCAGATTTCGATGCACCTCTTGATATAGATGGATCTGGTGGATATCTTACTATTCATAAATGGCAAACCAAACTCGGAACTTATGCCGATGGATATATTAGTGGACAAAATCCCGACGACTATCAGTATCGTAGAAACATCTATGCTATCGAGCATGACGGCGGAGGTTCGCAGCTAGTCGAGGCAATTCAGCAAAAGATTGGGGCTTATGTTGATGGTATTTGGGGCATCAATACTACAGAATGTCTGCAGATATGGCTTGTGAAGAACGGCTATGATATTTATGTAGACGGTGATTTTGGATATGAGAGTGTTAAAGCTCTTCAGCAATCCTTGAACGATGGTAAGTGGGACTAATAAAAAGTGAATCGAGAATCGATATGATACTGTCCATTGAGTTGCCATCACTAAATCAACTATATGTTTCTAAAGCAAGCATAGCATCTACAGAGGCATTTTTATCACTAATAGATTTATACAATCTATCTATCATCAGTTCTGAAGAAGATTATTATATTTTAGATGGGTCTGACACCGATTTGGCCGATTTTAGGGATTGGTGGTCAGATTGACAGTTCGTTTTTACACTCCTTTTAATGACGGCACGTTCAACGAAAGGAGCATTCTATGAAAGATCGAAGTTTTTTTAGTATATTGGGAATTATATGTTTACTATTACTACCACTATACATGATATATAAAATCATTCAGTGGGTGCTTTCTGCTGATTAGAATCGTAGCCGTAAAGAGATTGGAGTCTTCAAACGACTCCTTTCTCTTTTTTATTTAAGGAGATTTTGTACGATGTCTGAAAATAATAAAAACCCGTTTTATATTTTGGAGAAATATAAAAGCGATTTAGATCTTCTTAAAAACGGAAGAGATTATATTCTTAGAAATCTAAAACGTACTGGCACAACTGATGACGTCATTGAAAAGAAACTAGCTAAGCTAAACAAATCTATAGATTTTTTGGAAAATGCTATTAATCAGTTTGAAAAGACTCATATGGAAGAGGATACCATTAATGCGTAACGAAGCCATAGTATTTCATGAATTCATTCAAATTGAACGACGCATAATACATGAAAAGATACGTCTATTTCGTAGTAACTCTACATCCGTTTTAGGAAACCTTGTAGAATATTACACTGAGAGAAATCGTCTAGAAAGAGAGCTTATGGATATTGCTTTACACAAACAAGAGGAGAAACGATAACATGTCTAAGCCTTTAATGTTTGTATCTTTGCCTATGTATGGACATACCGATGACGAAATCAACGAACGAATGAAAGAGATATATAAACCTTTTTCTGAAATATATGATTTATGTGATACGTTTATAACCGAGATTCCTGAAGATGTGAAAAGACCCAACATATATTGCTTGGGACGATCCATTCAATTACTCAACCATGCTGACATAGTTATATTTGCAAAAGATTGGCGAAAAGCTTATGGATGTAGAATAGAACGAATGATTTGTACTATGTATCGCATACCGTATATAGAAGAGCCCGCCAAATTGTAACTCTATATTTTTACTAAGAGCATATTACGTGTTCTTAGGAAAGGTTTCATATTATGGATGATCCTAAAAACGAAGACATCAAATTGATTCTTAATAGATTGGAGCACGAATTTGCCATAAAAAAGCAAAAGTTCCATAGCAACTCGAATAGCTACTATCGACAAAACGCATATTCAAAAATAATCGTGGAAGATGAATTGATACAGCAACTTAAAGATATATCTGATTTGAAGAAAAGAATTACTGAACTTAGTAATTATATTTTGGATAAAGAAAGCAAGGGTTCTGACTTTCAGTATGCAAAACGGTTCTAATTTTCTACATCCCTTAATGAGAGGCTGAATTCAAGTCTCTTTTTGTTTTTACTGGTTCTCAATGAAAGGAGAATGGCATGTACATCGAAGTTGACATCACTGAAGAAGAAATTGATATTTTTAGAAAGTTCTACGATGACCTATTTCGTAATAATCCAAAGCATGAAGTAATACCTTTTCTTCATAAGGTTATTAAATCTACCGATTGCGTTAGTCGTCCAGAACGCGATGAACGTATCTTTGAAATGCGTGAAAACGGTGCTACTTATCAGCGCATAGGTGAGCAATTTGATATTTCTCGTGAACGAGCTAGGCAAATTTATAAACGAGAGCAACGTAAAAAGAATTATTATCATAGGCTTCATGCTTGCGCATTGAATGAGCATACGCCATTCTTTAGATGTTTGGAAGAAGCCTGTGCTGAAATGGGATACGGACAGACACTAGCGATAAAAACTTATAAAGGTCTTGCTAGAGCTGGTATACTAAAGTATATAGAAGACAATGCTCTGTATCTTGATGGCTACACTGATGAAGAGCTTCTGTCTATTCGACAATTTGGTATTACTATGTTAGATATTGCTAGAAAAGCTAGCGATATTTATAAGAGTAAGAAAGCTTAAGCTTTAGAACGAAAGGAGAAAAAATGAATCTAAAGCATGCTGCGGTTATGGGTAAACAACTTGTTGTGAACAATTTACCCACTATTCTTACTGGTTTGGGAATTGTAGGAGTTGGTGCTACGGCATTCTTTGCAGGACAAGGAGCCCTTAAAGCTGAAAGATATTTGAACGAAAACGTAGAGACTCCTAAGGGATGTGAATTGTCTTTTAAAGAAAAGGCTAAGCTTACGTATCGTTTTTATATTCCTGCAGCCCTGACTGGAGCGGCTACTATCGGATGCATAATCGGTGCCAACCGGGTTAGTGTTGCGCAATTGGCTACTATGACCACCGTCGCAACTGCAACAGAAAAGGCCTTGGTAGATCATCGAAATACCATAGAAGAGGTATTCGGTGAAAAAGGGCTGAAGAAGGTTGATGAGAAACTGAATCAACAAGCCGTAGCTAGATATTTTGGGACTGTTGGCGATGTCTATGAAACTGGACATGGTAGTGTTCTATGTTGTGAAGGGCAATTCACCGGAATAAAATTTAGAGCAAATCCGGAGTGGGTACATAAATGTGTAAATGACTATAACGCTGAACTAAATGCTGGTCATCCACAATCAATGAATGACTTCTTGATGCTTCTTATTCCTAACATCGATACAGCCACACTTCCAACAGATTTGGATGTGAAGGGATTTAATCTGGAAATCAATGGTAGATTGATGGAGCTTGAGGAAGATAGTGGATTGCTGGAAACTACTCACGAGCCCTATTTGATATTTAGACAGCGCAACTATCCATTGACTAATTACATGGATTTTTTGTAAGAGGTATGTGATATGAACTACTCCGAGATCAAGACATTTGATATTTCAAATGGCGTAGGAGTTCGAACTTCGCTATTTGTATCTGGATGTCATTTTCATTGTCCTGGATGTTTTAATCAAAATACTTGGGATTTCGATTCGGGTGAGCCATTCACGAATGATACTATAGAGTATATTCTCAAGACTATAGACAGTCCTAATATAGATGGGCTATCTATCTTAGGAGGCGAACCACTTGCCTCGGAAAATCTGATAGACGTTCTTAGACTTCTGACTCGCATACCATCTGATAAGAATGTATGGCTGTGGACTGGTTATACGTATGAATTTATTCTTAAAGATTTTGATAGGTTGGCTGTACTTGACTATATTGATGTTCTTGTTGATGGTCCATTTATAGAATCCGAGAGTGATTCTTTGTTGCGTTTTAGAGGATCCGCTAATCAAAGAATTATTGATATTCCGAAATCTCTTGAAGCTAATGAAATTGTTATGTGGACTGATGGACCCATCATGGGCGATAGAAAATGGGATGGAATTCTGACATCTTTTAACAAATCCAACGGATTTTATGCATAATTGATATTCTTCGATTCATTTTTACACATCACTTAATAGGTGGAGGCGCTCAACGAAACGAAAGGAGACAATTATGAGCGACGGTATTAACACTGAAGTATTGGTGGACAATATGGAGGAGGTAACTCCGGAGATGATTGATATTACTCCTAAGGAGTCTTCTGTTGTTCCTTCGGAAGGAGGATTCAAGCTTCCTACAATGGGCCAATTTCAAGCAACTTTGGGCCAAACGGCTACTCAAATGTTGGCAACAACAATGTTGGTAGTAGCAGTGAGGGGTTCCCTTTGGGCGGGGAAGAAAGTCTATGAAGGAAGCCGAGTTCTCATTAAAAAGGGAGGAGAGAAGCTGAAGGAATTCAAGCAATCTCGTGAGGAGAAAAAGCTTCTTCGAGAGGTCCAGACTTCAGTGGATGAGCAAATTGTTCATGAAGTCGAAGAGGACGAAGAGAACTAACACCTGAATCATATAGAGGGGTTGTATCAGAAATGATACAGCTCCTCTATTTTTGTTTTTACGAAAGGAGATAAACATGATTAGAATCAATAAAGACTCAGAACTGTTCGATGCGGTTGCTGGTGTATTTTCTACGCTGGCTGGAATCGGAGCTAGTTTGCTAGTTAATAGTCTGTGTGATTCTATTATTTCAGTTCAAGACACTGGATTCTTTAAAACGGGATTGTGCAAGGTTGGTAAATATGGTCTAGAAACTATCACCACTTGTACTGTGGCATCTACAATGCGTGATAGTGTGGATGATCTTGCCGATTTTTATAATAAGGGTGTTGACATGTTTGAGGCCTATCAAGAGCAGCAAAATCAAAAAGTATTTGATAAAACTATTTCGTATGAGGAAAACTAGCCAGAAGGAGTACTTTGATGAGCAATGTGGAAATTCCACAACCTAATACTCAAAAAGAGTCCGTGTTGGTTCGTTCGAAAAATCTAAACAACACAAAATTGGCAAAGCCCGAGCAAACTGGAAAGACCATTAAGGGTCGAGCTACAAAGAAAGAGTTGTCTTTTGGAGAAAAGCTTAAGAGGTCGTTCGTAAAAGAAGACGCTAAGGATATTGGAGATTATATTGTCTTTGATGTTTTGATTCCTGGTCTCAAGCGATCTTTCTTCGATATGGTGGTTGGTAGTATTTCTCAAATGCTAGGAATCCAAGCTCCGTATTACGACCCTCAAAAAAGATCAAAGGGATATTCTGGTACGAGCATAGTACCTAGCGATAGTCGTAGATATCGTGATTACACTATGGCCCGTGGTAATTCAGAGACTGTTCGTGTGAGTGATCGTCTTCGTTACGATAGACATCGAATAACTGATGTGATATTCGAGTATAAGGAAGATGCTGAGTCGCTGCTTGAGCAAATGATTGATATTTGCGATACTTATGGTTGGTTTTCTGTATTCGATTTTTACGATAAAGCCGGAATAATTGAAGGAAATGATTATACTAATCAAAACTACGGATGGCATAATGTAGACGGTGCCACTATTAGATTTGATGGCACTGGATACGTGATTGTTCTTCCTTCTGCTCGTATGCGTTAAGTTTGATATTCTCGGAGGAATTCAATGGCTGATGACTCTAATAATAAAACTCAACGATTGTATAACAAATTTCTAGAACTATTTCCAAATTTCAAACCAATGGTCAGAGCATATTATCCACATGATAATGATTCAATAAAGATTTATACAAAGCAGCATAAATCTTTTATATTTAAACTCACTAAAGATAGTTTTAGCCTAAAGAATGAGTAGAATTTACACATCCTTTAATAGGAAGCAGAATCATAGGGATTCTGTCTATCGAAAGGAGAAGATTATGAGCGATGATGTCAGTAAGTCTATAAGAACCTTGCGTGAAGAGATTGAACGGCTTTACGCGGAAAAGTTTATTGACGAATTCGTCTACTATCGTTTAATGTCCCATCTGGACGAGATAGAATTTATCATGAAGTAACGGCTTCCTACTTACTGCGAAAGCGTTGTGTGATATTTGCATAGCGCTTTTGTTTTTTTTGTTTTACTATTTTTGTCAAAAAGATAGATATAGTTGTAGGAATGAGAAAGAAGGCGACTAGAATGTTAGGATATCGTGGTCTTAATATTGCTGTAGTCGGAGGAAGTACTGTAGGAAGCATCCTGGGAACTATATTTGCTTATCGAGTAATACTCAAGGCTTTGGAGCCTCGGAGGAAGGGTACAGGCCGCCAAGGATATGTCTCGATAGTCGGAAAGCGAATAACCGATGTGATATTTGAGTATAAGGAAGATGCTGAGTCGATACTTAAGCAAATGAAGAATATTTGTGATACCTATGGTTGGGTTTCCGTACTTGATTTTTATGATATTGCTGGAATACCCGAAAGAATTAATTATTCTTATAACAACTATGGATGGGATGACGTAGATGGTGCTACTATCAGGTTCAAGGGTACCGGATATGTGATTGCCCTTCCTTCTACTCGTATACGTTAGAATACTTTCATTAATAAAAAAGGAGAGATGCAATGTCAATCATCGATACTGTTGTTGGAATGGGAAATAAGGCAGCCAAGGTACTGGGACATCACGGTCCTACTATCGCTGTAGTCGGAGGAAGTGTTGCAGTAATTGCAGGAACTGTGCTGGCTTGTCGAGCAACTCTTAAGGCCGAGAATATTATCCGTGAGCATTATGCCCGAATGACCATGATTAGGGATGCTAGCGAGATTACTGAAGAGTATACTTTGGAGGATCAGAGGAAGGATAAGATCCAAGTATATGCCTCGACGGTTGGAAAATTTGGTCGACTTTACGGACCGGCAGCTCTTCTTGAGATTGCTGGATTCACTGCAATTTTCGCTGGATTTGGCATAATTCAAAAGCGATATGGTATTGCGGTATCTGCTGTAACTGCACTTGATAAGAGCTTCTCGGCTTATCGAAAGCAAGTTATCGACGAGTATGGTGCTGAGGTAGATGAGAGGTTTACTAAGCGCCGTGGAGAATTCGTTGAAGTTGATAAGATTGCTGTTAATGATACTGAAGATGACGACGGTGAGCCTAAGACTGAAAAGGTAGAGGCTATTGATTTTGATGATATAGTTGAGGATGATTTTACTCGAATCTTTGATTCTCGAAATCCTAAGTGGGAAAATGATTTCCTCATGAATGATAATTTTCTGAATCAAACCATTCTGTGGTATACCAAGCATCTTCAATCTCGTCGACTCGATCATGTGTTCATGAATAGTGTTCTCAAGGACTTCGGTTTTAAGGAGACTGGTGTCGGTCATTTCTATGGTTGGACCAGTAAGCCAGGTTGTGCTGTAAATGTCAGTATCCTTCCGTTCATTAAGATTTGGACTGGAGGCAACGATAAGCAAGTTCCTATGATGATTCCTGTACATACTGATGAAGATTATGATGAATTCCGTACGGCATACATCGAGGATCCTAACAGCGTTGGATATGTCTTGAAGTTCAATGTTGATACTGATGAGAATGGAATTCCTCGTGAGATTTATCATGAGGTGTATGGCGATAAGTAATTTGATATTTTAATGTAGTTAGAATGCCTCTGTAAGGCTCTGAGAGCGATTCTAAGCGACTTTATAGTGATACTATGAGTAATAAGTCGTTATGGATATTTTCGATACTCTCAGGGCCTTACATTGGCTTGTTAAAAACGAGGAATAATTGCATATCATAAAGGAGTATACGATGTCTATTAAGAATCTATTGATATTCGCAACTGGATTCGCAACAGGCAGTTATGCGATGTATAAATTTATAGAATCCAATATTGACTCTCCAACTGAAACTCTAGAGAATTGTTGGGATCAAGAAAACTTCAAAAAGAATTTTGATAAAGCTTATAAGAACATTTTCGATTGTCGCAATTGCAAAAGTGAGGATGATATTCATGAGGACTCTGAAGATTCTGCTGGGGGAGTTTCTGATTCATCTAGGGCAGACGATAATCAACTCGGAGCATCCTCAAGTGAATCGGACAGAGAGAACGACTCGAATCTATCGGTATCCAACAACATCGATGAAGTATCAGAGGCATCGAATCAAGCAACCGATGAGGTGGTAATTCCGGACAATGTTGTTCTTTCTCCAGAACTAGACGATGAGTCCAATGGATATTTTAGAATCTTTAGCATAGACCTTGAAGAGTTTCTTTATCATAAGATGGCCTCCGATTGCGTTATGGAGTTCTCTTTTGATAGGAATTCTAAGACATTTGAAAGAATCCGTACTAAGGAACCCGTGACACACAATACTATGATTCAACTAATTGGTGATACTACTGTCGCTAATATTATTAATAATACGGATAATCTTCCGAATAATTTGTATTATAGTAGAGATGACTCTACAACAAATGAGCTAATTTATATTAGCATAACTGTAATTTAAGTAACGTTCGTGGGCGGGATGGATGTGGGTAACGTTACTTGATACTTTTAAGGAGGTGTGTATGATTAGCAATAGCCTTGTTACAAAAATTAGTTCTGATGTATACTTCAGTATGCTATGCGATATAATTAATTTGGACTATCATTTGTATAGCCAATTGATTTACGAATTATATTCTATAGATTTCTTTTCGGTTATAGAGCTGGATTCAAATCGAGAATACGACGGGTTGGTTTTGCGCGGGGAATATTTCAATAGTTTGAATGAACTTGACGAACTTGCGTTGCAATCAAAGCCATGCTCTGTATTAGAAGCGTTAATAGGTCTGTCAAAATGTATGAATGTTTTGCTAGACGATGATGATAGAGGCGACCGAACCCGTATATGGTTTTGGGAATTTATATCTAATTTAGGATTGGATAAATATACCGATGCTTATATGGATGACTGCTATGGTCGTGGACTATCTAAGACAAACGATATACGAAAAATTTGTAATACTTGGATGTCTCGTAAGTTTAATTACGACGGGAGAGGTTCGCCGTTTCCTTTGAAAAACCCGTATGAAGATCAACGAAACTTGGATATGATTAGACAACTAAATGCTTACGTTCTTGAAAATTATGTGGTAAATGATGAACCGATGTAGAGAAAATAATTGATATTTTTGTGCTAATTCGAATGTTTGTGGCCAAAAATGCTTAAAATGGTACAAAAAACCCGTTTTTTACCCCCCATCTTATTTTCTCTAAAACGTGAAAATTTTGCTATATGCAATATATAATATTTTTATTAATTTTTGGGCTTTTTATATAAAAAATAATAAAAATAAGGTAAAAATGAACACAAAACCCCAGGTAGATAGGCAAATTTGAGGTGTGGCCAAAAATTCGCGATTTTTCGAAAATTTTTTCAGATTTGGCCACAAAAATGCAGATTTGGGCTTTTTAGCCTAAAAATGCCTAAAAATGCCTAAAAATGCCTAAAAAACGCTAAAAAATCAGTAAAAATCAGCGTTTTTGGCCAAAAATAGTGGCCATTTTTGAAAATGGATATTTTAGATAACGAAAGGAGGTTTAATGGACTTTTTCAAAGTAGAAACTAGATCCACCCGTAAAGGAGTGACCGAGATAGTTCCATCTTTCATAGTTGGACATTCTACAGATATAATGATTCGAGGTGGATTCTTCTATGCCGTATGGGACGAAGAAGTCGGCTTATGGAGTACTAATGAGTATGATGTGGTTAGATTAATAGATAAAGAATTGTGGAATTATTATGACAAGATAAAAGATAATAGTACTGATTCGATAATTGTACGAACCATGCAAGATTATTCTAGTAAGTCTTGGAGTTCGTATCGCCATTATATCAGCCAATGTCCAGATAATTTTAAATCGTTGGATAGCACATTGATATTTGCTGATACTATAACTAAAAAAGAAGACTATGCTAGTAAACGCCTACCGTATTCATTGTCTGATGGAGACCATAGTGCATGGACAGAATTGCTCATGACTCTATATGAACAACCAGAAAGACAAAAAATAGAGTGGGCCATAGGAGCTATTATATCCGGAGATGCTAAAACTATACAAAAGTTTTTGGTGTTTTATGGTGATGCTGGCACTGGAAAATCTACAGTGCTTAACATAATCCAACAGATATTCACTGGATATTATTGTATCTTTGAT